ATAATGTAAGTAAAAAAGAAATAGAAAATAGATTTATTGTAAACAAAAAAGAATGGGATACTGTAGCCAGTACTCCAAAACCCTACAACAAATTTAATATAAACAGTTATGAAGATTATTTGCAGGCGTTTGAACAAAGCGAAACCGAAATGTTTTGGCTTATAAATCCAGATATTAAAATTAGAAATGATTTTAATTGGAATTTTTATATCAGCCATCATAATCGATACGAAAGACAAACCAATCATGTTTGGCTTAATGGAAAATACTATGATGGAATTTTTTTAACTACTAAACAAACAGAACTATCCAAAAGAGAAATTGATTTTAGATTTTTAGCAAACAAAAAAGAACACACTACTGTAGCTAGCGATCCTTTGCCCTATGACGTTGTGTTTATAAGTTATGCAGAACCAAATGCAGATAAAAATTATGAATTGTTAAAACAAAGATATCCTTATGCTAAACGTGTACACGGCGTCAAAGGAATTCATCAAGCACATATAGAAGCAGCAAAATTAGCAAATACAGATATGTTTTGGGTAGTCGACGGCGACGCAGAAATTTTAGACAGTTTTAATTTTGATTATCAGATAGCATATTACGACATTGACGGCAAAGACACTGTGCATGTTTGGAGAAGTTTTAATCCAGTAAACAATTTGGTTTATGGATATGGTGGTGTAAAACTTTTACCAACAGAGTTGACGTTAAATATGAATACACAAACATCTGATATGACAACCAGTATCAGCGACAAGTTCAAAGCAGTTCCAGAAATGAGCAATAGTACAGTGTTTAATACAGATGCATTTAGTTCATGGAAAAGTGGTTTTAGAGAATGTTGCAAATTAGCCAGTAGGTCGATTTCTAGACAAATTGATAACGAAACTGAATTTAGATTAAATGCATGGTGCACCAGAGGAGCCGATAAAGATTACGGACGTGAAGCCATACTTGGTGCTAGACAAGGCAGAGAATACGGTGAGCTAAATAAAAATAATCCAGAGGCATTAAATTTAATAAATGACTTTGAATGGCTGTATAATCTTTTTAAAGAATCATGTCAATTAAACGTATAACAGTTTCCAATTTGGTCATGTTTGCTTTGTTGCGCAATGTATTATTCAATCCATAATGCAATGGTTTAGGCCATTTATGTAAACTGGCCCATGCATAACCATTGTGTTCGTGGTTTAATTCTGGTAAAAATTCATGTTCGACTACACAAAGATATGTGTGAAAATTAAAGGATCTGTCATCTGATATAAAAGTTTCTAAAGGAACTGCTTTTTTTATGTTAGGCAATGATCCTATTTCTTCCTTGATTTCTCGTTGTAATCCTTCCCATGGAGTTTCTTGATCTTCAGTGGTTCCGCCTACTAAACCCCATAGATTTTTTTGTTTACCTTGAGTTCTGTGTAAAAACAAAAATCTCTTGGTATCAAGTGCATAAAAAAGTGCGCCGCTACAAATAATTTTGTTCATACAAATATATATACTATAAAATAATATCCCATGTTCCTCTTGGGTACCAACCGTCTACAGTAAGTTGCCAATATGATCCAGTCCACCAATATTGTTGGTTTTTAGCTAGGTTGGTTATTATTACTTCGTCGGTATCTTGGTATTCACTAGAATCAAACACAATGTGCCACTTAGACCCGTCCCATTCTACTATATCGTAAATATCAGCTACAAAATCAGTACCGTCTGTGTTTTTCCATGCATCCGGCCCATCTTCGTTTAAACTAAGAACATATCTAATTTTGTCTCCGGGTTGATACTCGTTATCTAAAAATATAGTGTAAATACCATTGATATTTTGTGCTGAACTAGAAACCAATTGATCATTTACATAAACTTCGTGATATGTAACTTTTTCGATCATATTCCAATTATTTGAATACTGATATACCCTGTTGTCAGTAGTTAGTAAAAATAAATCACCATTTTGAGGATTGTTTGGAAATTCACTTCCTGAATTAATTCCGCTAGACGAAATTATTTGATTTTCAAAGTAATCAATTTCTGTATCAATTCTTGCACTGGATTGATCTGCTACAAACTTGTTTTCTGATTTAAATCCTAAAGGTCCGACTAACAGTAATCTAAGTCCTGTAGATTTTTTTTGTTCAGGATTAAAACCTCTAGGGTTTATTATATAATCCACAGTACCATCATTTCTAGAAATACCGTTGATGTCAGTATCTGCAGGCAATGTGTCTTCGTCCCAGTTTATTAAGATTTCGGTTTCATTGTCAGGATTAAGTTCAAACGTTCCAAGAATAGGAGTAACTAAATCTCTAGATCCGGAACGCTTTAATCTTATTTGACTTATACCCGGTTGCAATACTGCCGAACCTTCAGCATTTAATACTCCTTTCCAATTTATTGTACCTACAGTCGACGACAAGCTATCTGCAAGGAATGCACTTTCGTTTTCCACATACAATGCATAATTTCTGTAACTGATAGCAAGAGGATTCTCGAGATTAATTTGATTGTTTTGATTTACTTTTACTATTTTGTTAATATAGATGCTGCGATTGTCTACAGTTGTGCCATCTTCTAAAATAACAGTTCCATCAGGCTTTTCGATAGCACCATCAGGATATTGTATACTCCCGTCTGGTAATGTAACTGCTCCTGGCAATGGTCCGTTGTTGTCTATGTTTATATCGTCATTTCCTGTAAAATCGTCGGGTAATGTAGTTTCGTTTGGATCAACAGCAACATCATCAGCTGTATCAGGATTAAAGCCTTCCAGTGCAATAGTTCCGGTATCGAGATCAAATACACTGGTTATAATATCTGTTATAACTCCTAACTTTTTAACTTTAGCAGGAGGGCTTATATAAATTGGTGCAGTAAAACCTAAAGTACTAACATCAATATCGCTTTCAGTCCCCATAGGAATACTTCTACTGGTCCATGTAATATTATCTAATTGTAGAACACTTAAACTGGTCCAGTCAATATAGTTGTCAGTGGTTTGAAATTCCAAGTCTGGATTAAAAATCATTAATATTTGTTCTAATATTTGTAATTTTTGTTCAGTATTTGTGCTCCAAATATCAATATTGATACCGAGTGTGTACGGTGTAGGGTGTAATCTTTCTACAGTGTAACTATTCCCTTGTGTATTTTCATATTCATTTGTATTATCGTTATATTGGCGTTCTCTTACATTAATTTTGCTTACAAAACTGCTATCGCTGAGTCTATTTCTATCCATTTCTAGATTGGTAATGTAAACTCCTATTCTAGGTGCACTGGGAATTTTGTTCTCTGAGTTTTCATTTATAATATTTGCAACTTGTCTAGTAATATCACCATACATAACAGGCACAGTTCTTAGCTGATTATCACCGTCTTTGTATTCAAAATTACTAAAAGCTCTCACAATTTGTGTAAGATATCTTCTTATTTGTCCATCGTAAAAAAATTTCATGAATTATCTGCCTTTGCACGCAATGCTTTACTGATAGGCTGTCTTTCTTCAACTTGTTCGCCACCGATGTTATTAACATTATCATTATTAATAAACGAACCTTTTTGTGTATTTTTAGTATCAGTATGTGTCATATTAGTTCTAACTGCATCTTCAACTTTTTTCCATACTTCGCCGTCATACCTGAACAATCGATTAGGAATAAAATCAGTTCTTAAAAAATAATCACCAGGTGCATTTTCAGCAGGAAACCCAGTTCCTGATCCAAAAGGAGATCCATTTGGCGGAAATCCGTCACCTACAAGATAGCCTGGATATCCACTGCGCAATGGAGTCTGAAATACAGCATCACTAGTAATCACACCATCGGCTGTTAATTGATCAGTGTCAGCACTTACCAAAGCAATTTCATTGTTTTCATCTAAAACAATAGTATAAAAATGACTGGTATCATAACCGCTTAATGGTGCATCGTTTTCTGCTTGATTAATTACAGCAGAATTAATCTGTAATTCTGTTTCGTAAGTGGATAGTACATCTCTAAGAGTTTGATCGCTTCCTTCCTCGACAGGTAAGTCAAGAATATCTTTGTATTCCTGACTGTCATAAATTTGTTTTAATTTCAGTCGGTATAAATGAGGATACCAAGTTTGACTGTATCCGTCGGCTGCACGATTTACATCTTCAACTACATAAAATCTTTTCAATGCTACACTGAGATCATTTAAAGCATATTCGTCTTTTAAATGCGGTAATTCTACAACATCTCCGCTGAGTATTTTTCTACCTATGGTTTTTACACTGCTGTTAATGTGTACAGTAAGAAACAATGTATCATTGCTTAAAAATAAACCAAATTGACTGAGGTCAAAATCTGCATCTTGAACATTATAATGACCTCTAATGGTATAAACATCTTCGTCATACTTTCTATCTCTATTTTCTAAAAATAGCAAATCCTGTATATTAGTTTCATTTACTGCATCATAAACTGGTTGATCAGCTGACGAGTTTTCTTCAGAAGTAGTTTTAGGGCCAAGATATTTGTGAAGGACAACATCTGTACCTCCAACGGTAAATTGTTCAAATATAACTTTATCCATAAAGTCGTAATCTTTGCTTTTTTCTGACCTATATAAACTGAGACGTGGCATAGTTATATTTATGCTACAATTAATTTACTGTATTTTATGATTTATACTATCTAATCTTGATACTTTTACGATAAATACTGCACGGAGTATATTATGGCAGATACCAACACTGAAAAAAAAGAAATTTTTGATTACGTTAATGCATTCTTAGGTGGAGGAATGATTGATGTTGAATTGGATCCTATTCATTATGAAACTGCTTTAGACAAAGCATTAAGCAAGTACAGACAACGCAGTGAAAACAGTGTTGAAGAAAGTTATTTAACATTGCCTATTGAACAGGATAAAAATGAATATATATTGCCACAGGAAATAATCGAAGTTCGTAAAATTTACAGACGCAGCGTCGGTAGTCGATTGGGTGCTAGTGCTGATGGCGGCAGCTTATTTGAGCCGTTTAATTTAGCATATACTAATACTTATCTTTTAGCAGGTAGTGGCATTGGCGGACTTGCTACTTATGATATGTTTGCACAACAGCAAGAACTGGTTGGAAGAATGTTCGGTAGTTTTATGGAATTTACATGGAATACCAGTAATAAAAAATTAACTCTGTTGCAGCGACCAAGAGCAGAAGAAGAAATATTGTTAGAGTCATATAATTATAGACCAGACTTTGAACTTTATAGAGATTACAAAGTTTATCAATGGATAAAAGATTATACATTGGCAAATTGCAAATATATGCTAGGCGAAGCAAGAAGCAAATTCAGTACCATTGCAGGTCCTGGCGGCGGCACCACTTTGAATGGCGATACATTAAAGTCTGAAGCACAACAGGAAATGGAAAAATTAGAAGACGAACTTGCAACAGCTCTTGCTGGCGGTGTGGGTTATAGTTTTCTTATAGGATAAAATTATATTATATAATAAAAATATTGACAAATGATCGATCTTATAATAATATAAATTATGAAATTAAAGTTATTGATAATCGGCCATGGAAGACATGGTAAAGACACTGTATGTGAAATTTTAAGAGACAAATACAATTATAGCTTTGAGTCAAGCAGTCGTTTTTGTTCTCGGAAATTTATTTTCAATGATCTAAAGGACAAATATGAATATGATAACGAAGAACAGTGTTATGCTGACAGGCATAATCACAGAGCAGAATGGTATGATGCTATCTGCAATTATAATGTTCCTGATGCAAGCCGTTTAGGTAGAGAAATATTTCAAGAACATGATATCTATTGCGGACTGCGCAACAAAAAAGAATTTCATGCAATGCGTAATACAGGCGTTTTTGATTATGCCATTTGGGTTGATAGGTCAGACCATTTACCCAAAGAAGCAAAGACAAGTATGAGTCTTGAGCAATGGATGGCTGATTTTACCATTGATAATAATGGAACATTGCAAGAACTCGAATTTAATGTTTCTCAACTGCTTAAAAATATTGACTCATATTCAGTAAATTAAAGTTAATACACGCATTTTTAACGGTCAAACCCCTATTTTCTCTAAATCTCTGCTAAATAACAATAACAGAGATGACTCATAGGAGAAAATAACAATGGCATTAGTATCACCAGGTGTTCAGGTAAATGTAATAGACGAAAGTTTTTACACGCCAGCTGAACCAGGAACAACACCAATAATTTTTGTTGCGACAGCAGAAAACAAACTCAACGGAGCCGGCGACGGTATTGCGCCAGGCACACTCAAAGAAAACGCTGAACGAGTATTTTTATTGAGTTCTCAAAGAGATTTAGTCGAAACTTTTGGTGATCCAGTATTCAAAACAGATGCTAACAATAATCCAATTCACGGCGGCGAGCAAAATGAATATGGTCTACAAGCTGCGTACAGTTTTCTCGGCGTAAGTAATCGTGCATATGTTGTGCGTGCAGATACAGATCTTAATGCACTGACTGCTAGTGCAACTGAACCAGTCGGCGATCCTGCAGATGGTACTTGGTGGTTAGACACACAGAATACTCAGTGGGGCATATTCCAATGGGACGGTGCTAGCATTGTCACTGAAACTGGCCAAACATTTCAAAATCAAGATACTATAGTTATAACTGACCAGAGTCAAACTACAGGAAGTTCTCCATTTGCTCCAAAAGCTTCAGTAGGAGCAATCGGCGAGTATGCTGTAGTAGCTGTTACTAATACTATTAGAATTTGGTACAAAAATGCAGAAGGCAACTGGGTAGAAGTAGGTTCACCTGAATGGAAAAGCAGTTGGCCAAGTGTAGTAGGGTCAACTAATCCTAATGACAGTACAAGTATTACAGATGTTAATGACACATTTACACTTAACGGTAATACTATTACCACTACCGGTACAACATTACAGGACTTGGTTGACGATATAAACGGTGAAGGAATTCAAGGCATCAGTGCTGCAATAGTTGATGCTGCATTGGTTATTTATAACGATGGTTCAGGACAAGATACAATTGTATTATCAGATGGAACAGGAACTCCGTTAGAAGCAGCTGGTGTTGAACCAGGTACATATTATGCTCCAAAACTTCAAATTAGCGAACACACCGATGTTCCAGAATACAAAACCAACGACGTTAATCCTAGACCAACCGGCAGCCTATGGATAAAAACCACTGAACCGAATCTTGGTGCTAAATGGTCAGTCAAAATTTTCAATGGAGATACTGGTTTATTTGAATCTCGCACTACTCCTTTGTATGAAACAAATCATCAAGCCTTGTTTGCATTGGATCGTAGCGGCGGCGGCACCAATATTTTACCGGGCAATGTTTATGCAAGTTATAATGTTGCAGAGGATACTCTTGAACTAGCAACATTTAAAATTTTTGTTAGAAGCTCATCAGGTCCTACTACAATAACATCTTCAAAAATAGAAGGTATCACAGCAGGTACACGTAGTTTTAGCATAAGAGAAAGTTTAGTTGGGTCAAGAGATCTAACACAAGGTAAATCAATTGAAGTTGAAACGAATAACGATGCAACAGATGCAGAAGCTATTGCAGCAGCTATAAACAGTGCTAATCTTGTTAATGTTTCTGCAAGTGTTGATAGCCAGAACAGAGTTGTTATATCTCACAAAACCGGAGGCGAAATACGTCTAGTTGATACCAATGGATTGCTTGCTTTAGCAGGGTTTGATCCTGCTACAACTGTGAATCTTTATTATACACCGGGTACAGACAATACTACTGATCCTGCAGAATTTACAGGTAGCCTGTGGCAGCCTTTAGAATATGTGGCCAGTGATGATACTCCATCAAGTATCCCTGAAACTGGTACGCTTTGGTATAGCAGTATCATTGACGAAGCGGATATTATGGTTCATAATGGAAATACATGGGTCGGATTATTGCATGATACTTCGCCATATTACAATATTGATTCCTCACTTGCACCAGATCCTTCTGGACCTTTTGTGCAAGCAACTGAACCTACTGGAGCAGATCGTACTGTTGGATCTGCACTTGTAACGGGCGATATTTGGATTGATACATCTGATATTGAAAATTATCCGACTATATATCGTTACAACAGTGTACTAGGAAAGTTTGTACAGCTCGATTCAACAGATCAAACCACCGAAAATGGTGTTTTATTTGCAGATGCAAGATATAATACCACAGGAGCAAATTCAAGTGAAGCAGGATTAATTGAAAATCTACTAACAAGTGATTATCTAGATCCAGATGCTCCTGATCCTGCTCTTTATCCAAAAGGCATGCTATTGTGGAATTTACGTAGAAGCGGATTTAATGTAAAGCGTTTTGAACGCAACTATATTGATGTTAATGCAGAAAATGTTAGATTTAATAATAACGAAGACATGACTGGTTACTACCCACATCGTTGGGTTACTGAAAGTGCCAACGATGCCGACGGTAAAGGCAGCTTCGGACGTAAAGCACAGCGTAAAGTAGTTGTTCAAAGTCTACAATCATTGGTAAACAGCAACAACGACATTCGAGATACTGAATCAAGACTTTTCAACCTTATATCTTGCCCTGGGTATCCTGAACTGATTGGCGAAATGATCAGTCTAAACAACGATCGAGGTTTAACTGGATTTATTGTAGGAGATACACCATTTAGACTTACTCCAGATGCTACATCATTAAACGAATGGGGATCAAATGCAAATAATGCAGTTGAAGATAGCATTGAAGGTTTAGTAAGTACAGACGAATACCTAGGTGTTTATTATCCATCGGGCTTTACCAGTGATAATGCAGGTAATAACATAGTTGTTCCTCCAAGTCATATGGCTCTAAGAACACTGGCATTGAATGACCAAGTAGCATTTCCATGGTTTGCACCTGCTGGCACAAGACGCGGTAGTGTAACAAATGCAACTGCTACTGGCTATATCGACAACGAAGGTGAATTTGTTAGTGTAGCACTAAATGAAGGACAGCGAGATACTCTTTATCAAAAAAATGTTAATCCGATCACTTTCTTAACAGGCGCTGGTTTGGTTATATTTGGTCAAAAAACTCGTGCAAGAAATGCTTCTGCACTTGACAGAGTAAATGTTGCTAGATTGGTAATATATCTGCGCAGTCAGTTAAATCAACTTGCAAAACCTTTCTTATTCCAGCCAAATGATAGAGTAACTAGAGACGAAATTAAACAGCAAACTGAAAGTCTACTGGTTGAATTGGTAGGATTAAGAGGATTGTTTGATTTCTTAGTAGTTTGCGACGAATCAAACAATACACCAGCAAGAATTGACAGAAATGAGTTGTATCTAGATATTGCAATTGAACCAGTTAAAGCAGTTGAATTTATTTACATTCCATTGAGAATTAAAAACACTGGAGAAATCTCAGGTCTATAATATCATAAAGTAGGGGGTTAATTTTTTATTCCCCTACTATGATAAATATTATTGAAGGAGAACATAGATGGCAATCTCAACACTGACAAAAATTACTGTGCCGTTAGCAAATAATACCAGTGCTAATACTCAAGGCCTGTTGATGCCCAAGTTACAATATCGTTTTAGAATTACATTGGAAAATTTTGGAGTATCAAACGAAACACAAGAACTTACGAAGCAAGTAACTGAAGCAACTAGACCTACTTTACAATTTGAAAACATTGAATTAAATGTTTACAATAGTAAAGCAAATATTGCTGGCAAGCATACATGGAATGAAGTAAATGTTACTTTAAGAGATGATGTAAACGGTAATGTTAGCAAACTAGTCGGTGAACAATTACAAAAGCAATTTGACTTTTTTGAACAAAGCAGTGCTGCATCAGGCATTGATTATAAATTCACTGAGAGATTGGAAATTTTAGACGGTGGTAACGGAGTAAATGAACCAGCTGTGCTAGAAACATGGGAACTGTACGGTTGTTATTTGACCAATGTTGATTATGGTAGTTTATCATACGCTACTAGCGATCCTGCAACTGTTGCATTAACAATCAAGTATGATAATGCAATTCAAACGCCACAAGGCGACGGTGTTGGCGCAGCAGTTCCAAGAAATCAAAGCAGTCTAGTAACAGGCGGCGGATCATCATAATAGATATTTGATACTTTTTATTACAAGGGGCCAATGTGCCCCTTGTTTTATATGTAGATTTTACTCTCGATAAATACAGTATGTCATATTTCTCTAAATATCTAAATTTTTTTAACGGTGACAAAGGTATATTAGGCGATTATACCCACGCATCAGATTTGTATATTCGTAATAATTTAAGACTTGCTCCTAAAACTAAATTTTTATATCATGTAGTCTTTGATATCAATGCTAATGCTATTAACAGTTTAGGCAGAAGTGTAGCAGGGGTGTTAGATACTAGAGAGTTTAATTTGTTAGTACAATCTGTTGAACTGCCCAGTTTTAGTGCAGATGTAGACACTAAAAATCAATACAATAGAAAGAGATTAATACAAACTAAATTTAATTACGAACCTACAACATTAAATTTCCATGATGATAATGCAGGCTTAACTACTCTGCTATGGGAATCATATTTTAGATATTATTCACAGGATCCTAATTATGCAAGATTAGACAGTACAGGAAATCCTTCTACAACTGTGCCTAGCAGTTACAGCAAAAATCCAGATAATATCTATGCAGGTGAAAACTCCAATAGATTTAGATACGGTTTAGACAGATCAAGAATTACTAATGCACCTTTTTTTAATAGTATTACAGTATATCAGTTGCATCCGCAAAATATAAAAAGCACATTTACTAGTTTTACACTGATAAATCCTTTAATTATTAGTTTGCAGCATGATCAAATGGATCAAGATGTTAACGGATTTTCAAAAACAACAATGCGTATTCAATACGAAAATGTAATCTATGGAAGAGGATTAACTGACAGAGATAATCCTGCCGGATTTGCTAATCCTGATCACTATGATGTAACACCAAGTCCGTTGCAATCAAATTCTCCAATTGAATCGCTGTCAGGATTAGAATCACTAATTGGTCTCTTTTCAAGTCTCTTTAACGATGAAAGATCTGCTAATTTTATACAAGCTCAGCTTAATACTGATCGGCGTTTGGCCAAGGGTGTTCCAAGTGTTATTGATACACAACAGCAGAGATTGTTACAACAACAAGAGAGCAGTCAACGATTACCTGAAAATATAGTAATTAACAAAAGTGTAAATAATTCTGTTACGGTGTCTACACAAGCAGATGTAGATATTGTAAATAATTTATTTGTTCAGCCTACTAGACAAGCACAAAATATTTTAGAAGAAAATCAAATTGCAAGACAAAATTTTGCATTTTTTAGTGCAACTATAAATGATCCAGGAGTAAATGAATTATTACCTAGTCAATTTCCGACAAATGGAAATTTTCAAGATAAACGTGCGGCATGGAATGAATTGCCTGACAGTTTAAAAGAAAACATAGGTAATTATGCTGCTGAAAATTTTGTCGAAATAAGGAGTAAATTTAGATGAGCTCAATCAACAGCGAGAGTATCGATCAAAAACAAGACAGTGCATCTGAAGTAAAAGAATTTTTTGACAAATATCTAGTTAAAAAAATCAGTTTAACCAGTAATCAAGTTAATTCAGTAATCGGTTTTTTTGAAAAAAGAGGTTTTGGCAAACAAAGTGCTATTGCAATTTCTACAGTGCTATTACAACAGGCAGACGTAGACGGAGTTAATGTATTTAAATTATTAGATACATTAAAAGGGTTAAACGAAGTACAACTTAATAATCTTGTGTCTACAATATTAAATTCCAATAGGAGTAGATTCAGTAGCATTGGATATCGCACAAATCTGCCTGCACAAACCAGAGAACAGAGAAATATACGAGTATAATGGCACAATTTGCACAAGGAAAATACACATTAAAAAATCCTGACAAATATATAGGAAACAAAACTCCTACATATCGCAGTGGTTGGGAATTTGCTTTTATGAGGTTTTGTGACAATAACGAATATATAACAAAATGGGCCAGCGAAGCAATACGTATTCCTTATAGAAATCCTTTATCAGGAAAATATACAATATATGTACCAGACTTTTTTATAGTTTATGTTGATCGTAATAACAAACAGCATGTAGAGCTAATTGAAGTTAAACCAGCTAATCAAACTATTAAAGAAAAAGTAGGAAAAAGCAAAGTAAATCAAGCACATTGGATTGTAAATCAAGCTAAATGGCAAGCTGCTAGAGAATATTGTCAACAAAAAGGAATGGTTTTTAGAATTGTAAACGAAGGTGATATTTTTCATCAAGGAAGACGTAGATAAATAATATTAGTGTATAATGGAAATCACATATGACAAAAAATTTAGAAAACATGCTTAATCTTCCAGAAGATAATAAAAAACAAAAAAAATCAACACCTGATGTAGAGCAACATGAATCCACTTTTAGAGACATTGCTGAATTTGATAAAATTAGTAATGCATTGCCTGCTGTAAAAGGTCTTGGTGATATGGCAGACAATGAACTTAACGAAGTAGCCGATAAAGCAATGACTGCATACGATGATTTAATGGATCTAGGAATGAATGTGGAAGCACGTTATAGCGGCAGAGTTTTTGAAGTAGCCGGAACAATGTTAAAAACTGGTCTTGATGCTAAAGTTGCAAAACTGGATAAAAAACTAAAAATGGTCGAATTACAACTTAAAAAAGAAAAACAGGACAAAGATTCATCAAAAAGTCCAGGCGGTATTCAAGAAGGCGATGGTTATATAGTCAGTGATAGAAACAGCTTGCTCGAACAGCTAAAAGGCATTGATAAAGATAAATAGTACTATATTAGGAATTTATTATGAAAAGTTTTATTGATTTTTTAGCCGAAAGTAAAAAAACATATGAATTTAAAATCGGTGTTGCAGGAGAATTACCTGAAGAATTCACTGATCATATGGAAACTGCACTACAAAAATTTGGTATACAAAAATTATCTCCGGGTAAAAAAACACCAATTCAAGAAAGACCGCTGGATTTCCCTCAATTGCAAAATATGGAAGTTACTTATTATCAAGCTGAAGTTACATATCCAACTACACCTCATGTATTACAGGAATACATAGGAAATGTGTGCGGAGTAGAACGCAGCCATGTTATCGTAAGATCACCAGATGAACCACAAGAACTATATCAAGAGGATCAAAGTGATACAGATGAAACATATGAAGTTAAATTGACCAAAGAAGAATTAGAAGGTATCAGTGCTCAGGAAAGTGTCGGCGAAGATAGAGTTATGAATTTATTAAAAGAGCTAGAATCTGCAAGAAAAGAAAATACTGTTGATCCAACAAAAGATGTTAAATCAGGTGAAAGCAAAGACATAGGTGATACTCAAAATACAAAAAGCACACTAGGAGCGTAAAATGAAAATTTCAGAAGTCAAAATTGTGCTAGAGAATCCACAATTTAACAGAGAAATTCGCAATCAAATTAGAGAGTTACGCAATCAATTTCCCAGAGGATCTGATGAACGAACTCGGTTGAATAACTATATGAATAGTATCAGAAGAACTACTCCTTCTGAAATAACTCGCGAGTATGCTAGACTAGCTATGGAAAGAGACTATACTCCAGACACTTCTTTGAGTAGCGCCGATGAAGTATGGAATCAAATTAGAGATGCACGTAATGAATTACCTAGGAGGTCTGACGAACGTGTTCGATTGAGCAATATTATGAATCGAATCAATAGAGAAACTACTCCTCCGGAAATAGCTGCAATGTGGCTTGATCGCGCTGGTCTAGGTGGAAATCAAACACCAGACCCAGATGCTGATGATCCACGAGGACGTGATCAAAGAGATGTACCTGCACAGCAACAGAGTGGCGATCTGACACCAGACCCAGATGCTGATGATCCACGAGGACGTGATCAAAGAGATGTACCTGCACAGCAACAGAGTGGCGATTCGACACCAGACCCGGATGCCAGTGTTACACGCCGCCCTCCAACTAGACCCGGTCAAGAGCGCAGCGGACCGAGATTAGATCAAGTTAGAAGAAATTTACAACGTGGCAGCAGAGGTCAAGCAGTTAGAGTTGTTCAGCAAGCATTAGGTATTCCTGCCGATGGCATTTTTGGTCCGCAAACACAGCGTGCGGTAAGACAATTTCAACAAAATAATGGGCTACAAGTCGATGGTATAGTAGGACGACAAACACTTGCAGCATTAAGAAACTTTGCGCAATCCGGTAATGTCGGAAATGTTGATGTTACTCCGGGAAGAATAAGTGCAGCACCGCAAACCAGTCGTAGACCACAACAAAGACCAACGCAAAATTCAAGCAAAATAAACAATGGTCCTTTACTAGCAGAAAGCAATAATAACATGAGCAATATATCAAGAATACTAGAATTAGCCGGAACAAACAAAAAATCACTTAATGAATCACAATCGTTGGAAGAATGTCCACCAATGGAAGCCGGCACTGTGTCAGATAGCACAGGCTCTCCTGTTACAATGAATGTGAATTTGTCAGCATCAGGCAAAGAACACGTTGACGATTTGCTATCAATGATGAAAGCAGCAGGACTAAACAGTGCAGAGCCAGTATCCTCTAAAACTATTTCACAGATGCCTGACTTAGAACCTTGTCCTATATGTGATAAAATGCACGATCCAGAAACTGGAGGATGTTCATCTGATAGTTCAGAAATGGGCGATTATATAAGAATGTTATCTCAAGAAGCCGAAGAGGACGGCGGTTTTGAAGATGCTACTACAGAACCAGATGAAGAATACAGTGATATAAGTGCTAGTATACCCAGCGGGGATGATTTAAATAGAAGCAAAAAGCCTTATTCGCCAACCGACGGCGGCGATAATCCAATGGCACTGGAACAACAAATTAAAAATAAATTAGCAGCAGCACTTGCTGAAAAAAAAGCAAAACCAGATTATATCGATTTAGATGGAGACGGCGACACCAAAGAGCCAATGAAAAAAGCTGCCAAGGATGCAGAGGACAAAGAAGTCAGCGAAGACGACGACGATCCATGCTGGAAAAACTATAAGATGGTAGGAACTAAAAAGAAAAATGGCAAAGAAGTTCCTAACTGTGTTCCTAAATAATATCAATAGCACTACTCGACGCTGTTTTTTTGATAAGTATTGATATGAGTAAAAGTCTCGACGGGGTATTAACAAAAAAAGCAAATCAACAGGAAACATACACAGAACAGCAGATTGAAGACCTTGTTAAGTGTATGGATCCTGATGATGGATATATGTATTTTTCAAAAAAATTTGCATATATACAACATCCAGTTAAAGGAAAACTGTTGTTTGAACCTTTTGAATATCAAGAAAGGTTAATGCATAGTTATCACAATTATCGTTTTAACATCAATATGATGCCACGTCAAACAGGTAAGACAACATGCGCTGCTATCTATCTAGCTTGGTATGCTATGTTTCATCCTGATCAAACTATACTTATTGCTGCACACAAATACACCGGGGCACAAGAAATTATGCAACGTGTACGTTATGTTTACGAATTGTGTCCAGATCACATTCGTGCTGGTGTTATCAGTTATAACAAAGGTTCAATAGATTTTGAAAATGGCAGTAGAATTATAAGTCAAACAACCACAGGCACTACTGGACGTGGTTTATCAATCTCTTTGTTATACTGCGACGAGTTTGCATTTGTACAACCTAACATTGCAGATGAATTTTGGACTTCAATATCGCCAACATTGGCAACAGGCGGTAAAGCTATTATTACCAGTACACCTAACAGCGACGAAGACACATTTGCTCAAATTTGGAAACAAGCTGAAGACCGTTTTGATGAACATGGAAACGAATCACAAACAGGAAGAAATGGGTTTCATGCATTTAGAGCACACTGGAAAGAACATCCAGACAGAGACGACGAATGGATGAAAGCTGAAATAGGACGAATAGGCGAGGAAAGATTTAAACGTGAATACGAATGTGAATTCCTAGTTTTTGATGAAACACTGATCAATAGTATAAAATTGGCAGAAATGGAAGGCATTGACCCACAGATGCACATGGGTCAAGTTCGCTGGTATAAAAAACCGGACCCTCGTAAAAGTTATGTAGTTGCACTTGATCCTAGTATGGGCACAGGCGGTGATTTTTCAGCTATACAAGTATTAGAACTGCCTACCTACGAACAAGTTGCTGAGTGGCAACATAATCAAACTGCAATACCAGGACAAATAAGAATACTAAGAGATATTTGCAGTTATCTTAAAGAAGTTTTAAAAACAGACACCAGTATATATTGGAGTGTTGAAAATAACGGTCTAGGAGAAGCAGCACTGTTGGTTATACAAGATTTCGGTGAAGAAAATATTCCAGGATTGTTTATTAGCGAACCCATACGTAAAGGTCATGTAAGAAAATTTAGAAAAGGATTTAATACCACACATGGTAGTAAAACTACTACTTGTGCAAGATTAAAAACCATGGTAGAAAACAATCAAATTATATTACACAGTAAACCATTGATAAGCGAATTAAAAGCATTTGTTGCTGCTGGTAGCAGTTTTCAGGCAAAGCAAGGTTATACGGATGATTTGGTTAGTTCACTGCTTTTGGCACTGAGAATTATCAATATTATGAAAGACTGGGATATAAATGTGTATAACACGTTTACACAAATAGAATTAGAAGACGATTATGAACCACCGATGCCAATATTTGTAAGTTCAAAATATTGATAAATAAAATACAATGATTAAACTAGACGTAATAGCTGAAGAATTGTTTAATAAAATTCGCACTCGCTTTCCTGAAGTAACTCTTGGCGATAGCGACGGAACAATAACCAATGAACCTTCTCAAGCAAGATTTTTAGATTTTAAATATGTAATCGGTGATGATAAAAATTTAGGAAATGTAAGTATAAGTCTTGACGAAGAAGATGGAATGACTTTAATTTTCAGTAAAGATATAGTCGACGAAGCTTATGGTGTTGCTAAAGATCATTGGTATAATTTTTTAAAAGATATGCGTAGATTTAGCAAAAAACGTCTAATGAAATTTGAAGTAAGAGATATTAATAGATCAAATCTAACCAAAAGAGATTATCAATTTTTAGCACAAAACCGTCCTGGAGATAGAGCAATGGCTGAATCAAGAATGTATGGCACATCAAAAACAAGTTATCAAAAAATTGGCAATGCTAGATTAGCAATTAAGCACAGTGCACCAATAAACAACGAAAGTGCCAATGGTAGAACACAAAAAATTAAAAGTATATATGTAGAATCACCGGATGGCGAAAGATTTAAGTTTCCTTACAAGCATCTCAGTGGTGCTAGAGCAATGGCTAGACATGTCAGCGAAGGCGGTACTGCATACGATGAGTTTGGTAAGCATATCAGTAGTTTAAGTGAAGAACTTGGCAAACTAAGAAAGTTTAATCAATACTTAACAAAAAACAGCGTAATGGCTGAAACATTAAATGACTATACTGGTGTTGTAAAAGAACGTGTTGAAGAAATTAAAAAAGAAATATCAAAGTTGCAAAAAGAATCTTATTATAAAGAGGCATTTGAATCATTTGAACCAAAAAGTTTTAGTGAGGTTCCAAAAGACGTCGAAGAAACTTGGATAGATCAACTTACTATTAAACAATTTAATGAAGAACTCAAAGATATTTTTCCTTATGTGTATAATCTCATAGGTGAAAAATACATACAAGAAGTGACACTGGAAGATGTTATAAACGAAAATAATACAAAAACACACACAGTGTCTCGTGGCGAGACAGTGTATAGCATTGCAAAACAATATGGCGTATCAGTTGAAGACGTAATCGAAGTAAACAATCTAGACGACAGGGCCACTATATATCCAGGACAAGATTTAGTAATACCAGTACAAATAGGCGCAGGTGCAACAAGAGAACTTTCTCCGTCAGGACAGCCCACTGGCAGCACACGAGGTGTAAATCCTATGGAAGAATTTGAAAATATCATGAACAGCATTGTAGAACATTTTGTAGAAGACACTGTTGAACATGGGCAACTTTATGTAAAATTTAGACCTAAAAAGACTCCAGGTGCTACAGGCGGCATGGAGTATCTTACAGGATTTGCAGACTTTGCTCAGGATCCTGCACAGGTAAAAGAAAAGACAGCATTACGAAAATTTACAACACTTAATAGCATGGAAAATATAGCAAATGCTATCAAAAAGATGATGAACGACGAAACATTTGTTTCAGCAAAGCAGATTGTTCTTTATAGAGATAGGCCAGGATTAGAAAAGAAACATCCACATTTAGAGGAATTTTACAATTGGATTGAAACCAGCTATACGGGTGATAAAATTAAAATTGAAGAACCAGCAGAAGATCTAGACAAACCTGAAAGAGAAAAGGGCGCTGGCAAAAAAAGACTTCCAAAAGGACATGCAGCTTCAGGAGAAATGGATGTTACGGCTCCTGAAAAGAAAATGACTCGTTATTTTTCTATCGATAATGATAGACTTTTAGATTTTTTAAGAAAACAAATGCCAGATTTTATGAACAAACATTACAGAGCTAACATAAAAATGTTTGTAATGAACGATCGAGATTATCGTCAGTTTGAGAAATTTTTACAATCTGAAAAAGTTGTAGATAATTATGGTCCAACTAACATTGATGTTGATCAGGAACGTAGTTTTTCCGAAGATACCCACAGTGAATCCCCTGACACAATGTCATCTGAGAAAGAAAGTAAAACACCACTAGGCGAATTTGAAAATATCATGAACAGCATTGTAGAACATTTTGTAGAAGACACTGTTGAACATGGGCAACTATTTGAAAACACAAACAATATTATACAACCAACTAGTTTATCACCTAGAGAGTTACAACAATTCAATAGGGCTGTAGACCAATGGTTAGCTACTCGTCCATGGAGCATGGATGTAGATGAATTAAACCAAATAGTTGATTTTTTTAATCGTGCATCAAGACTTAGCAAAACTCCTCCGCTTCTTCCAGCGGTTTTAGATTTCATTCAAAACCATCCAGGCAGAGATGCTCCAACTGAATCCCCTGACACAATGTCATCTGAGAAAGAAAGTAAAACACCACTGGGCGAATTTATTCTCAGTTATTTTGACAGAGAAACAGGACAATTTCCTAAAGGCCCAACAGCAGTACTTACTATGGTTGAAAAAGAGTACGGTGACAAATACGTATCGCATGCAAAAAACTTCATGGAAAAAGTTAACGATCTTGTTGCTAAAAAATCCGTATATAGCGAAAACAAATCAAATAAAAAAACATCAGAAGTTGGTAGAATTTCAGCGTTAGCTGGATTAAAATGACATGATCACTTATCAAAACCAAAACACTATATATTAGCTGACCAGTTGGATAACTGGATTAGACATAATAAACGTATAGATTTTGACAAATTTAATAAAAAATAAATTGACAAGATAAATAATATTGTGTAGTATTAACACAGTGCTGCACATATTAAGGCACAAAACACATAGAATTATAGGCAATAAAGGAGGCAAATACTATGGCTAGTTTAGCAGAAATCAGAGCCAAGCTCAAAGAACAGGAAACACGTTCACAAGGTGGTTCCACAGGTGGCGACAACGCAATTTACGCATTTTGGAATATGAAAGAAGGCGACCAGGCAACTATTCGTTTTCTTCCCGATGGAAACCCTGACAATACATTCTTTTGGGCAGAACGGTTAATGATTAAGTTGCCATTTGCAGGCATTAAAGGCGAAACTGATTCTCGTCCTGTACAAGTACAAATTCCTTGCATGGAAATGTATGGCGAAACCTGTAATATACTCAATGAAGTGCGTGGATGGTTCAAAGATCCTAGTCTCGAAGAAATGGGTCGTAAATATTGGAAAAAGCGCAGCTATATTTTCCAAGGCTTTGTTACAGAAAATCCTCTCACAGAAGATACAACTCCAGATAATCCAATACGTAGATTTATTATCGGACCTCAAATTTTTCAACTTATTAAAGCAGCATTAATGGATCCAGATATGGAAGAATTGCCAACAGATTACACTGCTGGTGTTGATTTCCGTCTTTCAAAAGGTACCAAAGGTGGTTATGCTGACTACTCAACATCTAACTGGGCACGTCGTGAACGTCCTCTATCAGATGAAGAAATGTCAGCAATTAACACACATGGACTGTATAATCTAAGCGACTTCCTACCTAAAAAGCCTGAAGAAACAGCTATTAAAGTAATGCAAGAAATGTTTGAAGCAAGTGTTGACGGCGAACCATACGATCCAGATCGTTGGAGTCAATATTTCCGTCCTGCAGGAATGGCAGCTAGAACTGGCGATCCGTCACAGACAGCAAGTCCGCAAGCAACTGCAACCAGTCAAAGTGCACCGACAACGACTGAAAACACTGTAGCAGAATCAACAAGTACACCAGCAGCTCAAGGCGCAACAGAATCAGCTTCAACTACTGATACTAACACAAGCGACAATGCTGGCGTACAAAATGTGTTAGATTTAATTCGCTCTCGTCAGAACCAATAATCAACACATGCAAAGGGTTGCATCTTGAATGCAACCCTTTGTATTTACAAGCTTTATATTTTAGGAGAAATTAATGGCAACTAAATCATTTGATCCAACGAAATTTCGTAATTCGTTGACCAAATCTATAACAGGTATGAGTGCTGGATTTAATGATCCAACTGATTGGATAAGCACTGGAAATTTTGCACTAAATTATCTTATTAGCGGAGATTTTCATCGCGGCATTCCTTTAGGTAAAGTAAGCTGCTTTGCAGGCGAATCGGGTGCAGGTAAAAGTTTCATTTGTTCTGGTACTTTGGTACGTGAAGCACAAAAACAAGGTATTTTTGTAGTATTAATCGACAGTGAAAATGCACTGGACGAATCATGGTTGCAGGCACTTGATGTAGACACTTCTGAGGATAAATTGCTCAAACTCAATATGGCAATGATAGACGATGTTGCAAAAACTATAACATTGTTTATGAAAGATTATAAAGATACGCCTGAAGAAGAACGTCCAAAGGTATTATTTGTAGTTGATTCATTGGGCATGCTTATGAGTCCAACTGAACTTAATCAGTTTGAAGCAGGTGATATGAAAGGCGACATGGGTCGCAAGGCCAAAGCACTAAAGGCACTGGTAACCAACTGTGTCAATATGTTTGGTGCACACAATGTTGGTCTAGTAGCAACTAATCACACATATGCAAGCCAAGATATGTTTGATCCAGATGATAAGATTGCAGGAGGTCAAGGTTTCATTTATGCATCAAGTATTGTTGTAGCAATGAAAAAGCTAAAACTAAAAGAAGACGAAAACGGCGTAAAAAGTTCAACTGTTCATGGTATCCGTGCCAAATGCAAAGTAATGAAAAGCCGTTATGCAAAACCTTTTGAAAGTGTAGAAGTGCGAATTCCTTATGAAACAGGCATGGATCCGTACAGCGGCCTATTCGATCTGTTCGAAGCCAAAGGCTTATTAGAGAAAAAGGGCAATCGTTACAGCTATATTACCAGCGACGGTAACGAAATTATTGAATTTCGCAAAAATTGGAAGGGCGAATTGTTTGATAATGTAATGGCTGATTTGCCAAGAAAAGAAGAAGAACTACTAAATATAGTCGAATCTGAAGAATCAGAGGATGATTATATAGAGGAGCATGAAGCCGAATGAATGAAGAATTTGTTGCTGATATTTGGATGATGATGAAAGAATATCTAGATAAGAAACATGTTGAATTAGCAGCTGAAAGATTTGTAGATGCTATAATTGATTATGGCATAAGTGACGAAGATCTCAAAGAAATGTTAGGAACAGATACACATCTTGATGCAGCAATTCAATATTATCTTGAAATGGATATTGATTTTGATAACGAGGATGATTAATGGGATGGTATAGTAGCGTTTCTCGTGACATTGGAAAAATTCCTGACGCTATTGCATATTTTGAAAATGAATTACAACAAGCTCGTATGGAAGTAAAACTTGTCGGTAATGTCGAACGTGCATCTGCAGAACTGCCTGGTATAGTCGAACACAGATTTAATCAACTTCAAGAAATAGAAGCAATACTTGAATATCTTAATATAGAGTTGCGCAAATTGCGCAGCTCTTTCTTTAAACAGTATTTAGAAAACTATCAACGTGCTCTAAGCAGTCGCGATGTTGAAAAATATGTTGACGGTGAAAGTGATGTTTGTGATTACGAAAAAATCATAAACGAATTTGCGCTAATGCGTAACAAATGGTTAGGTGTACTGAAAGCACTTGATCAAAAGCAATGGCAAATTACAAACATTGTTAAACTACGTGTAGCAGGAATGGAAGATGCTACATTATAGGAATTTTTAAAATGAGCAATATAAGCAATGAATATAAAAGTCAAATTAAAATATTATATTCTCAAAACAAAATGGGCAAAAATAGTAAAAGAAAAATACCCAAACTGTTTAATATGCCAGAGTTTTTAGAAAAATACAACCCAAATAGTATTATAGATTATGGTTGCGGATCTGGCGGAGTTGTTAATTATCTGTCAGAAACTTATAATCTTGTAGAAGGTTATGACCCTTGTGTAGAAAGATACACTGTTTATCCAGACAAAGAATATGATGTTTTAGTTTCTATGGATGTATTAGAACATATAGAACCTAAATTATTAGATGAGAATTTAAAGTCTATAAGTAAATTATTTACAAAAGCTGCATATTTAGATATTCATACTGGGTCATCACCGACAGTTCTTCCCGATGGAAGAAATGCTCATTTAATACAAGAACAACCTGATTTTTGGCGTAAAAATATTTTAAAAAATATGAATGTAAAAATTGTAGATGAGTTTTGGAGAGATCCGGTAAAAAAAGACGCTAAAATTTTAAATTATATTTTTATAGTTGAAAAAATATGAAAATAATAATGTCATGTTCGTCTTCTCCAGACTTTATAAAAAAATGGAAAAGATGTATAAATTCACAAAAAAAATATTGCCAATTACATGGATATGATTATGTAATTGATGACCGCCCTTTATTAGAAGGGCAAACTAATTCAGAATGGACTTGGAAGAAACATTATACATTAGATCAATATGAAGAAACGCATGACATATTTGTTGCAATTGATGCTGACTGTGAAATCAAACCTAACACACCGCCGATTGAAAGTTTTTTAAACAAAAATAGCATATATTATGTATTAGGGGTTTCTAAAAGACCAAATGCAGGATTTATGGTTTATCGAAATGATTCTATAAGAAAATATTTTCATACTGAACTTATAAAAAGACGTTTGCAAAAAGTTCCGTCAAAATTTAAGGTTAAACCATCTGGCGATAATGGACATGTAATATGGATATTATCCGAAATGTCGGAAGGACTGCAAGAACTTCCTTTGGAATGGAATTGTAGTCAACCTAAATATAAAGATAGTGCATATATATTGCATTATACAAATCATCTAAGAAAATATTATAATGATTTACGAAGTTCATAGAAAAGTATACAATAATATAGGAGATTACTACTGTAATCCGAGTAAATATTTTAATTTTTCAGAAGTCACCTCTGGTGAAATAATGTATAATGATTTTCCTGTAAAAGACAACATTTTAATTATTGGCGGCGGTGGACTTATTCACAAAAAATTTCAACTACATATTCAAAATATATTAAATAAATCTCCTAAATTCAGCGTATTATGGGGTATTGGACATAATTTTGGAAAAAAACATGTAAAAAAACAAGGCAGCAATGTTTACTATCCTAAATGGATTGACGAAGTTGATTTAGTAGGAATTAGAGATTGGATTCCTGGTCAAGAAAAATACTACCTTCCTTGTGTTAGTTGTATGCATAATACATTTAATAAGTCATACAAAAGTCAATATGAATTTGTGTATTTTACACATGCTTTTAAATCTAAATATACTCTTAACAATTATCCTCATATGTCAAACAACGAAATGAACTTTGACAAGGTTATAGAATTTTTAGGTAGTGGAAATACAGTCATAACAGACAGTTATCACGGAGCATATTGGGCACAGTTATTAGGAAAAAATGTAATTGTATCAAGCTGGAGTGTTAAGTTCGATCACATGAAATATCCACCAAAATTTATAAACTCAATTAACGATACTCCGATTATTATTAACAATAGACTCGATGGGTTTTTAGAAGAATGTAGACATCTAAATGAAGTTTTCTATCAAAAGTTTTTAAGCTGTTTATAACACTTATAAATATCTACATGAACAAAGTAGTTTTAACCACGGGAGGCTTCGATCCTCCTCACTCGGGACATATCGAATACTTCAAAGCAGCACGAGAACTTGGTGATCATTTAGTAGTCGGTCTCAATTCAGATGCATGGTTAACTCGTAAAAAAGGCAGGCCGTTTATGCCCGTCGAAGAACGAGCTGCTATTATCAAAGAGTTAGAGTGTGTTGACGAAGTTATTACATTTAACGACAACGATGACAGTTCTTGTGCAGCTATTATGCAGGTTTTACAAACCAAAAGTACCAGCTGGAAAATTGTTTTTGCCAACGGTGGCGATAGAGACAGTGCTAAAAATACGCCAGAATTCGAAACATATGGCGATCATCCTGACGTAGAATTTCGCTGGGGTGTCGGCGGCAAAAACAAAAAGAATTCCAGCAGTTGGATTCTAGATGAATGGAAAACTCAAAAAACCGAACGAGATTGGGGATACTGGAGAGTGCTAGACGATAAGCCTGCAAAAGGTTATAAAGTTAAAGAATTGGTAATTTATCCAGGTAAGAGTCTTAGCAATCAGCGACATTTTAAAAGATCTGAACACTGGCATGTTCTTGAAGGCGAAGTAAAGATGGACACAGAATATCAAGGTAGAAACGAAACAGTTCATCTTTTTCCTGAAAACGTTCACGGTTATCTAATTGAAAAAATGGTTTGGCACCAAGCTAGTAATCCAGGAAATAAAAATGCTCACATACTTGAAATACAATGGGGTACTGAGTGTATTGAAAATGATATTGAAAGGAAAAATTAATGAAAATATTTGTAGGATGGGACAGCAGAGAAGACATTGCATACCAAGTGTGTAAACACAGCATTGTAAGCAAACAACCCGAAGCAGAAGTGGTTCCTTTAAAGCAGCACGAACTTAGAGAAAAAAATCTCTATTGGAGAGAACGAGATCTTATGGCCAGTACAGAATTTACCTTTACTAGATTTTTACTTCCAGAATTAACCGAGTACAAGGGCTGGGCGTTGTTTATGGATTGTGATATGATACTCACTACAGACATCAAAGAACTATTTGATCAAGCAGATGATCAGTATGCTGTGATGTGTGTACAACATGATTATACTCCCAGAGAAGGTGTTAAAATGGATGGCCAAAAGCAAACAGTTTACCCAAGAAAAAATTGGTCAAGTGTAATGTTAATCAACTGTGGTCATCCTAGCAATCGTGCATTAAACCGAGAACTTGTAAATGATCCTGAAATCGGCGGTGCATATTTACATCGATTCAGCTGGCTAGATGACAGTGAGATTGGAGAACTAGATCACACGTGGAATTATCTAGTTGGTGTTTATGATGATATTAAAAAACCCAAACTGATACACTATACCGAAGGCGGTCCCTATTTTAAGGATTATTTTTATTGTGACTATCATCAATTATGGAAAGATGAATACAAAGGTATGACTGGGAATATTTTTACCGAAGATAATGTTTTAGATAAATAACATTATACTAACGGAGGCCTCTATGTATTATGTTTATGAACTGATTGATCCTAGAACTAACATTCCTTTTTATGTAGGAAAAGGTACAGGTAGTCGAGCAAATATGCATTATAAAGAATCAGAATGGTGGTATAATAAAAGAAAGGCTGGAAGAATTAAAAAGTTATTAGATTTAAATTTAAATTATAAAGTTAAAAAAGTTTTCTTTACAGATAATGAAGAAGAAGCAAAGATTTTTGAAAAAAGATTAATAGAACAATATGGCAGGATAGGATTTGAGGATGAAGGAGTTTTATTAAACTTAACATTAGATTCAAATCCTCCCAGTCGAAAAGGAAATCCTGGAACATTTAAAGGTAAAAAACATACTGAAGAAACCAAAGAAAAATTAAGAGAACATAATAAAAAACAATTTGAAGATCCTAAGCAGATTGAGTTAAGAAGAAATAAAACAAAAGAACTTTGGAAGAACGATGAATATCGTGCTAAACAAAAAATAGCAAAGAAAAATCAAATAGCAACTAAGCCGGCTAGATATAAAGTATATTTTCCAGACGGAAGTACTAAAATAATAATTAATCTATCAAAGTGGTGTAAAGAAAACAATTATCCTTGTGGTACATTAAGAGATACCCTGCCGCAAAGGAAAAATGATATTCCTTCTAGGGGTAGAGCAAAAGGAATGTATATAAGGATATGTAATGATACTTAATTATATAAATTGTCCTCTAGCAGAATACTGGAAAAACGAATTGTTTGATATGATGAAATGATCTGTTTAAGTAAGAATCTTACTGATGAATATGTAAACTTATTTGCAAAAGGTGCAAATTTACCTATAAGAGATTACAGCGACGATATAGGTGATTCACCTGTGCTTATTCGTAGCATTGCAAAAAGAAACTTGATTCAACAGAGATTAAAAGACAATCAAACGTTTTATTATATGGATAGCGGGTATATCGGGAACTATCCAGGAGAAATAAATCCGCGCGGAATCAAAATATTTCACAGAATAGTAAAAAACGGACTACAACACAATGAAATAATACCAAGACCAGCTGATCGTTGGGAACGATTAAAAACAAAAGTGCATAAACAAAAACGCAATGGCAATCATATATTATTAGTATTGCCCAGTGAAAAACCATGTAAATTTTACAACATTGATTTAGAAACTTGGACATCAGAAACAATCGACAAAATCAAAGAAAACACAGATAGGCCCGTAGTTGTTAGGAAAAAACCTTCAAGGTCAGAACGTATAAAACAAAAGTCAATATACCAAGATCTTGAAAAATGTCATGCAATGGTTACGTTTAATAGCATTGCTGCTGTTGAGAGTGTAATCTATGGAGTACCTGCATTTACACTTGCTCCAACTGCTGCCGACCCTGTGTGCGACAAGGATTTAACATTATTAGAAAATCCTACACTACATCATATAGATAAATTACATGCCTGGGCTCATCATTTAGCATATGGACAGTTTCACATAGACGAAATGAAAAATGGCACAGCTTATAGGATATTAACAAATGAAAACAGTTAGAGTTTACTATGCAGGTATTCCTAAAAAAAATACCAAGCCAGAAAAAAGAAATGTTTTAAAATATTTTCATCAAGGTGTTCCATATAATCAAAGCAAAGAAATTGAAAAAATGCAGTGGGAACCGAGTGATCTTGCAGTGATGCAAGGTTGGGTTCATGAAAACAGTGAAAGTGTACCTCATCTAAATTTTCGAAAAACAATTATACATGAACAGAGAAGAATCGGAAAACACACATTAGCTATTGATTCAAATCTATTTTTGTATAGAGATCCAAACAATACAAAAAACTATTTGAGATTTAGTTTAGATGATGTATTTCCTACCACAGGAAATTATTTTACTGATAACATAGATCCCTGTCGTTGGCATAAAATTAAAACAGACATAGGGTTTGATTTACAGCCATGGCGTACCTCAGGCGAACACATTTTAATCTGTTTACAAAGAAACGGCGGCTGGAGTATGTCGGGACTTGATATTATGAAATGGTGTAATCAAACCATTGAAAAAATAAAACAACACACTGATAGACCTGTTACGGTTAGAGCACACCCGGGCGACAAACGAGCAAAACAATATTTAAAATTAAAATATCCTAATGTAAAAATATCTAAAAACTCTAATATATTAGAAGACTTCGAAAATTGTTGGGCAACAGTTACATATAACAGTTCACCTGGAGTTGCAAGTGCTATAGAAGGAATACCGGTTTTTGTTACAGATAAAAATCCAAAACGCAGTCAGGCATTTGATGTAGCAAATGTCGATCTTATAAATATCGAAAATCCTAAAACAGTTGAAAGACAACAGTGGGTAGAGAAACTTGCAATGAGTCATTACAACTTTGAAGATTTAAAAAATGGTACAGCATGGAATACAATTAAGGATTACATATGACAAAATATGCAGCAATAACCAGTATGGATCAAAAATATTATGATCATTGCGGAAAATCTATGCTAAGCAGTTACAAAAAATTCTGGTCAAAAAATATTCCTTTGTATGTTTACAACGAAGACAATTTTAATATAAAAATCAAAAATGTAGAATCAGTTGGATGGAATTTATCAAACGATTATTGGGATTTTCAAAATAGACACACTAACACAAAAGTAAAAACTTTTGCCAAAAAAGGATTTCCGATTATAGATGCAATGCAGAACATCGAGTGCGACAGACTAATCTGGCTTGATGCTGATACAATTCTTCAACGCGAAATTCATTTACAATTGTTAAATTTAATTGCACCCGATGATGTGCTTAGCACACACTTTTCTGTATGGCACGTCAAAGACAATATTGAGTATCACAGTTGTGAAACAGGATTCTTTATATTAAATCGTCGCCACAAAGGATTTGAAGACTTTTACGACACATATAGAGATATCTATATAAATGACAAAACTGATGGATTGAGAAGATTTTATGATGGTGAAGTATATGGTAAAACTGTTGAACTTATGCAAGACAAAGGTTATAAAGTTTTGAACTTAAATCCTGGTAAACATAAAACCCCTATACCAAGAAGCATTCTTTCACCTTATGTTACTCATTACAAAGCAGGTCTTAAAGATACGCTCGACAATAATATTCTTGAAGAAAGACACAATCTTGATTAGTATTTCCAATAACTTTCAGTTCTGTTAATCATTAGATCTTTTGGCAAACTTTTGCCTTTGTTTTTACGATCGCCTTTCATGTGATCAATCCATTTTCCTAATTTGGTATTGATTAAAGGGTGGCCCCCGCCTCCGGTTTTAGCTTCGCGCAAATACATTTCAGCTGAATAGTCTAGAACGTTTGGTGCACTCTGTTTCATTTGGTTTACAATGTGTCCAAATACATAACTATCATGCCATTCGTCTAATTCAAAAATGCCTTGATCTGCATCTTCGTACATTCTTTCAAATTCAGCTAAAAATTCTTTACAAACTGGATCATTTAAATTTAACCCGTAAAATCCGCATTCAGGCCAAGTTTGTGATCCCCGGCCCCGTCCTACATAGGTCACCCAACTGGTGCTGGGTAATAGTTCTAAGAACTCCTCGTAACTCCAATCACTGTGTACCACAGTGTCTGCATCCATCCATACACACCAATCTTTGCCTACTTTACTACATGCATCAAATACAGCATAAACTTTATTAGCAAATCTTATTGCATCCCATTTGAATGTTTTGTGATAATCTCTAGGACGTCTGCGCTTAATATCATCGGGCGGTATGCCATTTGCTTTAGGAACATCTCTCCAATGCTGTTTGAATGCATTTAATTTAGGCAACGCAGTTTCTGCGTTGAGTATTTCTATTCTAGACGGATCAGGATTAACTGGTTTGCAATTTTCTGCATACACAATCAGTTTGATTCTTTTATCAACATGCCGGGCAAAACTTTCTAAAAATCGTTCTCCGTACAGTGAATATCCTTCGGGATGGAATGTTGTTACCACAGTTATAGCAGGCATTTATGTTTCCTTTGTAAATAGTATACGGATATTTACTCATGAAGTTTAGTTTATTTAAAAAATATGGTGCACAGAATTCAAGACCTGTGTTTGAAGCATTTGAAAATAGTTTGATTGCAGCTGGTCATACAGTTTGTAATGATGATATGTACAGTGATGTTGCTGTTATATGGAGTGTATTATGGCATGGTAGGATGTCTAGAAACAAGTCTGTGTGGGATCATTATCGTAAAACTGGCAGGAATGTTATAGTATTAGAAGTAGGTGGTATACAAAGAGGTACAACCTGGAAAGTAGGTTTAAACGGAGTTAATCGTGATGCCTACTTTGGCACCACAGGCAACAGCTCAGATCGTGTTCAAAAGTTAAACTTGCACAAAAAACCATGGCGTTCCAGTGGCGATTATATATTAATATGCGGACAACACAATAAAAGTCTTCAATGGGAAGGACAACCGCCAATGAGTCAATGGATAATGGATACCATTGATATTATACAAAATTACAGTGATAGACCTATTGTGTTTAGACCCCATCCGAGATGTAGACTAGATGCAATTGAATTACAATATAAAAATGTATATCGTCAAGAACCAATAAAACAAGCAAATAGTTACGATACTTTTGACATGCATTTTGATAATGTGTATGCCACTGTTAGTTGGAATAGTAATCCAGGAGTGCATAGCGTAATTGAAGGCATACCTGCTTTTGTAGGACCTGCATCCTTAGCTTATCCTGTTGGCAATAGCGATTTGAAAAAAATTGAAACTCCATTGATGCCAGATAGAACACAATGGTTAAATGATTATGCATGGACCGAGTTTACAATAGAAGAAATTGCACAAGGAATACCCCTTGAAAGATTGACAACCGCACTTGTTTAAGCTATAGTTAGGTTATGAATAAGAATCTGTATACCATTGAAGACCTTCTTGAAATTTTGTCTGGACTCAAAGGCAACAGCAGGATTCAAATAGAATCCAGCGATGCGAATATATTGCATAGCATTGCAAGACAAGTATTTAAAGGTGTTGCTTTAACTGACAGGCAATTTGAACTTTGTAAACAAAAATTAGTCAAATACAAAGATCAATACACTGCATTAGAGTATGACTTCGATAATGCAATCGAAAATCTGCGACTGCCTCTGAGGCAAATTGATCGTACTAAATCTGTTACTATTATAGATGATGCTGATCTAAAAATTCCTCGTACAGTTTACGAATATTACAAGAACAAATGGAAATGGATTAAAATTAAGTTTCCGTTTAGAAAAAAAGACATAATTGCTATTAAAAAAATTGTAGAACAGATATCTCGTAATGAATATTTTCATAAGCCCGGATCGCATGAGCATTTTATTAGATTTACAAATCTAAATTGCTATCATGTTTCATCTGCTTTGCAAAACAGGAATTTTTCTATTGATACTATTGTGTTGGACTGCTCACAGGAAACTAAAAAGATTTTAGAAAATCCAGATGATTATCAACCAAAAATAGTCAACAACAGTTTTAAAAATATTCCTAAAATTACTGTTGAAGCTATAAAATCAAATGTTGATGATCTTAATAACGATTCTTTGATTGCGCTGGACCGGCAAATAAGATTTTCTTATACTATGCCAGACAACAATACTGAGTCTTATTCGGATCTTACTAATTTAGTTGTACATAGAGAAAAGTCTTCTGTGTATATCGATCCTGAGCAGTATAGTTTAACAGAAATTGCCAACACGTTAAACTCCTTAAATAGATTTCCACTATTGATTGCACTTGACGAAGAAAACAGTTTTGAACAGATTACACAATCTTACAATGCCTTTAAAAACATCATTGAAAATACGCAACAAAGTGTTCTATTTAGAATAGACAATACTGATACTAAAAATAAAGAACTCAATAACTTTGTTAAAGACAATTCTTTAAATAATTGGGTTGACAATAATACTAAAATAGTTTATATTAAAAAGAAAAAATTGCCAAAAATTTTACTAACCAGTGATTTTGTTCCAGTTACTATGCTAACACTTACTAGCTATAGAATGAACAAATATGTAGAAACTTATACAAAGTTTAACTGTGATCTAATTGTTAATCATGACAAACAACCTAGTATTTTTGGCAATATATTTTAAGGAAATAAATGCCAAGTTGTAAGTTAATTATTGAAGACGAAGTTAATATCAAATTTGAAGGTTTACCAGTTGATATCAGAAGAAAAATTTCCAATGCATTAAAATATGAACTTCCTTATGCAAAACACATGCCTCAATACAAACTAGGAAGATGGGATGGCAAAGTTGGATTCTTTGGCATAGGCGGTCATGGTTTTATTAATCATTTAGATATTATTACAGGTATTTTAGAATCAAACAACATAGTAATATCAGAAATCGAAGATAAAAGAAAGTCATTTAATCTTGATTTTAAATCTATAAAAGAAGATTTTTGGAAAAATACCTGTTGGCCAAAAGGACACCCTGCCGAAGGAGAACCTATTAAACTGAGAGATTATCAAGTTGAAGTAATCAATAATTTTTTAAAAACTCCTCAAGCTCTGCAAGAAGTTGCCACTGGTGCAGGAAAAACCATTATCACTGCAACACTATCAAAAATCTGTGAACCCTATGGTCGAAGTTTGGTAATTGTTCCAAACAAAAGTCTAGTCACACAAACCGAAGAAGACTATCGCAACTGCGGACTTGATGTTGGTGTTTACTTTGGTGATAGAAAAGAGTTAGGCAAGACACACACAATATGTACTTGGCAAAGTCTTAACACACTTGAAAAGAAAAGCAAAGATATAACGGAACCTTATAGTACAAGATTACTTAAAGATCCAAATAATGTCACTCTTGATGAATTTTTAGAAAATATAAACTGTGTTATTGTTGATGAGGTGCACCAAGCAAAAGCTGATGTGTTGAAGAAACTGCTCACACAGAACCTTCGCAATGCTCCTATACGCTGGGGATTAACCGGCACAGTACCTAAAGAAGATTTTGAGTTTCAAGCAATACATGCCAGTCTTGGGCCAGTAGTAGGGCATGTAAGCGCAAAAGAATTACAAAACAAAGGTGTATTATCCAATTGTCATGTAAATGTATGTCAGCTAATTGATACAGTTGCACACAGAAGTTATCAAGAAGAGCTTAAATATCTTGTTACAGATAAAAGCAGGATTGAATATATTGCAAAAATGTTAAATACTGTTAAGGAATCAGGTAATACATTGATTCTTGTTGACAGGATCTCAGCAGGCGAAATGTTACATGAGTTAATTCCGGATTCGGTATTTGTCAAAGGTGATGTAAAACTAAACGACAGAAAAGACGCTTATGATGAAATTAACAAAGGTACAAACCACGTTGTTATTGCTACTTATGGTGTTGCTGCTGTCGGTATTAATATACCTAGGATTTTCAATTTGGTTCTTTTTGAACCTGGTAAAAGTTTTGTCCGAGTTATTCAGTCCATAGGCAGAGGCGTAAGAAAAGCAAAAGATAAAGATTTTGTACAGATATGGGATATTACTAGCACATGCAAATATGCAAAGCGTCATTTAAGAGAACGTAAACGATTTTATAAGGAAGCCGAGTACCCATTTACTATAGAAAAAATAGATTGGCAAAAATGAATATATTACTAATAGACAACCAACCATATAACTTAAATACTATTCCAGAAGAAGTTGACGATAATTTAAGATTTTCTGTTTTAGATAACAGCAATCCACAGGATCCTGATTTTTTCTTTATGCCTTTGATTTTTTTAGAAAGTTTTAACTCTCCTGCTGTAGTTTTAGAAATAGACGGAAAAGAACTAACCATGCCGCTAGACTGGCGTATTGCAGTAGGATGCAGTGAAGCAGGCAGTGATTTAGAAGTTTTAAGTTTAACCAGTTTAAATCAGCGAGGATTTGAGGCATTCTTATTTAATCCATTAACCAGTTACAAAGCTGAATTTGCTCATATCGAAATAACAAATTTTTACAATGATGTTAAATGGTACTTTCCAAAAATGAAAAATGGTCAACTGTTAAGTGTACCAATTGAAAGCAAAAAAGATTCGTTGTGTGCACACTTTGTTAAAGACATAAGTAGGCAAAGTGAATTAATTGACTTTGGTAAGCTTTTGTAGAAACGTTGATTAATTTATAAAAAATTTTCTAATTGTATTATTGAAGTAAAAAATTATATTAAATAAAGGAGACTAATATGTTTAATTGGATAAAACGACTTTTAGGATTTACAGAAGAAAAAAGAGAACCATTAGTTCTAACTGATCCTATAAAATACGAAGACGAAATAAAAGTTCAAGAACGTCCACCTGAACCAAAGCCTACAAAACCTAAAAAGAAAACAAGTAAGAAAAAATCAGTCGATCTTGATTCAATGACTAAAACACAACTTCTTGCAGAAGCAAAAAAGCGTGGTATTAAAGCCAATGCCAGTTTAAAAAAGAACGAGATTCTTGACCGACTCAACGCCCAATAAATTAATTCCAGGTGCAGCACTTATACATGAATGTGTTGACGGAGTTATATATACTAGATATAGAGATCCGCCTTATAATCAAATAGAACGGTGGATTTCTGGCGGCGACCCTGATGCAGTTGCTAATGCCAACGGCGAACTTTTAAGTTATTTTCAGTGGCAAGAAATATTTAGATTATCAGAAGAAAATCCAACGCTAAAAAAACAATTGGATCAACTTTTAAACACATATTACATTATAAAAGATCAAAAATAAAAGGTTGGCAAATTAATATAAACCTTGTAAACTTTAAAACATAATATAAGGAATTCAATTATGTCACAAGAAAAATTAACATTAAAACAAATACTTGGGTGCATCGATATGAATTATAAAGGTGCATGGAATGAATTCACTGAGGAAGAACGCAAAAGTATAAATTTTTGGTTATTGAATAGGTATGTTAGCAGTGTCTCAGGAAGTAGAGAAAAACAAGAAGCTGCTATACAAAAAACAAACAAATACTATAACAGACATTATCTTACTTTGCAAAAAAATCATAAACCTTTGCTGTGGAAATTGTTGTGTATATCAGGAGCGACAAATAATATTGAATATCATCCATGGATTGGGTTAAAGCAAAAGAAAAATACCAATAACAAAACAATAAAATTGCTGATGAAAATATATCCTAATATGAAAATAGACGAGATAGAAACACTTGCTAAAATATCTACAAAATCAGAAATCAAACAACTTGCAGAAGAGCATGGATACGAAAAGAAAGACATTGACATCTAAGCCATATACCTGTGAATATTGTAAAAAATCGTTTACTAAAGAAAGTACAATAACTTCTCATTTATGTGAAAAAAAGAGACGAGCTTTACAAAAAAACGAAAGGCGGGTACAATTAGGATACCAAGCATTCATAAGATTTTATCAATTAAGTGCAGGATACAAAGGTATAAAAACCTATGAAGAATTCTGCAACAGTAGTTTTTATAATGCATTTGTAAAATTTGGTAGCTTTTTATCAAATGTAAAACCGTTGTATCCAGAAAAATACATAGACTGGATTGTAACCAGTAATGTAAAGTTAGATAAATGGTGTCAAGATGAATTATATGAAAAATATGTAATTGAATTAATTAAAAAAGAAAATGTAGAAACAGCATTAGAAAGATCAATAAAAACCATGGACACTTGGGCAAAAGAAAAAAACAGTGTGTGGAATCATTATTTTATATATGCGTCACCAAACAGAGTTACTTGGGATCTCAAAGATGGTAAAATATCACCATGGTTAATATTAAACAGTGAAACTGGAAGAAATATGTTAAACAATTTCAATGATGAACAATTAAATTTGTTGAACAAAATATTAGATCCAAAACACTGGTCGTTAAAATTTAAAAGACATCCCAAAGATGTTGAACTAGTTAAACAAATTGTACAGGAAGCAAAACTATGAGAACATTAAAAGACGGAGTACAAGTGTACGAACTTGATAATCCTGTAGATCTAGTTATTAAAACTAAAGCGCCAATGAAATGGTTATTGATTGACAGAGAAACTGGCGAACAATACATAGGTAATACGCCACAAGAAAACAGATATCATTGGAGCAAAGTTCCAGAAAGGTATCACAAAGATGCCTGATATTGATTTAGATTTTTCTAATAGAGACGAAATATTAGAAAAACTATTGCACAGAGCTGCTAAACTTCCTAATGGCAAAAAACACAACACTGGCATTTATGTTACAGAAATACCGAACAATCCAATTGATAATGTTGCAACAATAGATCACAAGACAGCAGAGGATCGGGGATATTTTAAACTGGATTTTCTAAATGTAAGTATTTACAAGGACATTCGAAACGAAGAACACCTGCAAAATCTTATGAACAAAGAACCAATCTGGGACTTGTTGTTGCACAAAGAATTTGTTGATCAATTATTTCATTTAAATGGCCATGATAATATTTTAAAGAAAACCAAACCCGATTCAGTGGAAAAATTAGCCGCGGTATTGGCTATGATTAGACCATCAAAAAGACATTTAGAAAATAAAAGTTGGAAAGAAATTTTCGAAGAAGTTTGGAAAAAACCAGAAAACGGTGAATACTACTTTAAAAAATCACACGGAATTGCTTATGCATTTGTTGTTGTTGTACACATGAATCTACTGTGCGAAAAAGCTATTGAGGCTTCCTCATAACTTGTACGCTTTTTCGTTTTACACGTTTCAGTGAAAGATTGTTGAGATTAACACATGGCCCTATACTGACCTTAACATCTTTGCTGTTCATACTGATCATACAATAATTTAATTCAACAATATCTTTCTTTAAGAAAATGTTGATGGGAATCATTCTATTTGATTCCCACCACCATATTTCGCCTAAATCCAGCAACAACTTCTTGTGCTCATCTGACTTCAGTTTGTCATAAACGTACATAGTAGTAATGGTATTATCTTGGTTAGAGATAATACCAACATATTCGTTGCCCCCGTATGCAACAACACTAATAAATGGAAAATTATTTTCAATATTTTTTAATAACATATTACGATAAATACTTATACAAAAGGTTTCAATAATGCAAAAAACTTACAGATATTTAGCAAAGAACAAAATTATTGTAGTAGCAGATTTGAACGGATTTGTAACGGAGTATAAACCAGTGTATCAAAGAACTTTAGAAGTTTACAAAGGCATAGATAATTTATTATATTTTGAAGTAAAAAACCATGATCAAAAAAATGTAGACCTAGATGGATATACTCCTACTTTGGTGGTGTTTGACGAAAACAATAATATGGTGTTAAAAAAATCAGGCACTGTTTTAGATGATACAGTAACAGTAAATACTGCAACAGAAGAACCAAAAAACAATACGGTATTAACATTTGCCAGCGTCGAAGGAATCGAATCAGGACAGCGTGTTACAGGATTTAACATACAAGACAAAACATTGGTATCTAATGTAAACAATACAACTGTAACTATTAACAAACCTATAATCAATGATATTCCTGTTGGAACTCCGATAACATTTCAAACCAAAAACAAAAAAGGTGTATTTACTGTTAACATAACTGAACACGAATTGTTGAACCTTCGGAGTCAATATCTCAATTATGCAGTTTATCTCATTGACGAAAATTCGCAAAAAGTTTTAACTTACAGTGATTCACATTTTGGTGCAGAAGCAACAATAAATCTCAAAGATACTGTAATGCCAGGTCCAACAGATACATTTAGTATTTCTCAATTTTTAAGAAACGCGCCAAATGAAGATGTGTGGGTAAGCGAAAGTATAACAGCACAACCTGCATTAAACGGAAATACTGCATTGCACACAGCAGCAATATATAGTAAAAATTATATAGGTACTGTAACTGTACAAGGAACCTTACAACCGCAAGTTACTAACAATACAGTATGGGCTGATATTACTACATTATCATTGGATAATGAAACTGAACCAGTGCCTGTAAATTTCAATGGAGTATTCAGTCATCTAAGGTTTAAATTAGAACCACAAGAAGCTGACGAAGATTATATAATCGGCGACAAGGTATTTAAAATTCTATTGAGAAACTGATTGACTATTGCTCAATGTGTTGTTAAAATAACAACATGAGTCTAGTTTCTGATCTTGTTATAGCATATATTTCTGGAAAGAAAAAGACTACACCCAGCGGCTGGACAAGTTTTGATGCTCCTTGTTGTATACACAATGGAGAAAATGCAGATAAAAGACAACGCGGCGGAATAATTACCAAAGACGATACATTCAGTTATCATTGTTTTAATTGTGGATATAAGGCCAGTTGGCAACCAGGAAGAAATCTCAGTTACAAAATGCGAAAGCTGTTGCAATGGTTAAATGTTCCAGACAGCGAAATTAATAAACTAGCATTGGATGTTCTTAAAATCAATGAAAATGTTTCAGTTTCGCGTAATGATATAGGGTTGCCGCAATTTGATTCAGTTTCGTTGCCTGAAGATGCTAGGTTAATAACAGATGATCCTTGTAACGAATCAGAATATTTGTTTAAAGTAAAACAGTACATGAAAAGCAGGCAAATGTGGATAGACCAAGAAGATTATGATTATTATTGGAGTCCTAGCCTGATGTACAGAGAACGTGTAATAATACCTTTTACATACAACAACAGAATTGTTGGATGGACTGCCAGGCGAGTTACAGACGGAAATCCTAAATATTTAATGGAAACACAGCCTGGGTATGTATACGGATTAGATCAACAGCGTCCTGAAAAAATCTTTTGTATAGTGTGCGAAGGTCCTATTGATGCACAATATATCGAAGGATGTGCACTAATGGGATCAGAAATATCCCAGCAGCAAGCACTGTTACTGAATAGATTAAACAAGGATATTATTGTTGTACCTGATAAAGATAGCAAAGGTCAGCAATTGGTAAATCAAGCTATAGATTTAGGTTGGAGCGTTAGTATGCCAGACTGGGGTACAAATTGTAAAGATATAGGCGATGCTGTACTTAAATATGGTAGGCTTTATACACTGTACAGTATTGTCACTGCTGCCGAAAGCAGTAACTTAAAAATTAGATTGAGAGAGAAAAAATGGTTTCAATACTAAAAAAGATTTGGCATATTTTAATATGGCCATATACTAGAATCAAAGAAAAGATTCAACTTCGTAAAAAATTAAAAGAACTAAGAAAAAAGGATCCTTTTATATATCGATGATTACTTGGGGAATATCAGCAAACAGTCATGATGCTGCATTAGCAGTATTCAATGATGATGGATTAGAATTTGCCAGTCATAGCGAAAGATTCAGTGGAATAAAGAATGACCCTAATCTGCACAGTGATTTAATTGATTATGCTCGTCAATGGGGAGAACCAGACGAAGTTGTTTGGTATGAACGTCCTTTGGCTAAAAGCTTTAGACAACTTCGAGCAGGCCAAGGATTTAAATTTTTTGAAAACAACATCAAAGGTTATTTGCGTTCTTATGGAATAGACACTCCTATTCATTATATTGACCATCATTATTCACACGCTGCTGGTGGCTATTACACTTCACCGTTTGAAAAAGCCACTGTGCTTTGTTTGGACAGTATTGGCGAATTTGATACTATGACTGTATGGGATGCTACAGAAGAACAAGGTTTAAAAAAGATATTTTCGCAGAAATATCCTCATAGTATAGGATTGTGGTACAGTGCTATGACACAGAGAATAGGATTAAAGCCACAGGAAGACGAGTATATACTAATGGGTATGGCTGCATATGGCGATCCTCTTAGATTTTTTAATGAAATATTGCAGGATTTTTTCTATCCTGTAGACAGTAGCACTGGTTTGCATAGCTGGATACACATGTTACATGATACTCCTACAGTTAGATTGCGTCATAATTTACACAAAGGATGCATGTGGTGGAGGCCAGAACTTAACAACAAAAAAGATATCATAGATATAGCAGCCGCAGTCCAAGCAATATACGAATATCTGCTAAAATACATCAGTAACTGGGCTAGATCAAAATCGTCATCAGGCAATCTAGTTTTCGCAGGAGGTTGTGCACTGAATTGTTCGGCCAATAGTAAAATATACAAAGATTGGAACAATGTGCACATCATGCCCAATCCAGGCGACGCAGGCAGTGCAATAGGTGCAGTGCTTGCACACAAAAAACAATTCATGCCTATGCCGCATGTTTTTACAGGTTATAACATTGTAGGAGATTATCCAGTTGAAGAAATTTTACACGAGTTGTTGGACACTGGTATTTGTGGTGTGGCCAACGGTCGAGCTGAATTTGGACCTAGAGCATTGGGCAACCGCAGCTTATTGGCAGACCCACGAAAAGATCATATCAAAGACACAGTTAATGCTATTAAACAGCGACAGCAGTTTAGACCATTTGCGCCAGCAGTTTTGGAGGAACATGCATCTTCCTATTTCCACGGACCTGTCAGCCCATACATGCAATACACTGCAACTTGCACGGATCCTGGATTACCTGCAATCACGCACAGGGACGGCACCAGTAGGGTACAGACAGTTTCTGCAAAAGAAAGCATGGGCTTTAGAAAACTGTTAGAACGATGGTATGAAGAAACTGGCTGTCCTGTATTACTAAATACCTCGCTCAATATCAAAGGACGTCCTATGGTAAACACAGCCGATGATGCTAGAGAATTTGAAAACACATACGGAGTAAAAGTTTTTACATGATAACAGAAGAACAAGTAAGAGAAGCACTAAGAGACGTATACGATCCTGAAATTTCAATAAATGTACAGGATTTAGGACTTATATATGAAGTAAACATCGACGGCAGCACTGTGGAAGTTGTACACACATTAACATCAATGATGTGTCCGTTTGCGGACGAAATTTGTGAAAACATCTATCTTGCTGTTGCTGCACTGGACGGAGTTGACAAAGTTATACCCAACTTGGTGTTTGATCCACCGTTTAGTATTGATCAAGTTCCTGAAGAAACTAGAATACTAATGGGATGGTATTGATTGACAATTTTTGAAATAAAGCATAAATTAACAGTATGAGCACAAGACAAAACACAGATTACGGATATGATATACAGCGAGTATATCTAGAAATGATGTTGACAGACGCAGAAACTTTTGTGAGATGTCAGTCAGTGTTTGACCAAAATGTATTCGACAGACGGTTACAGCCGGCAGCACAGTTTATCAATGAATACGTAACCAATCACAATGCCATGCCCACATTTGATATGGTAAATGCAGCAACACAAGCAGATCTCAAAGATCCTGGACAGTTACAGGAAAATCACTATGATTGGTTGCTCACAGAGTTTGAAACATTCTCAAGACACAAAGCACTGGAAGCTGCAATTCTCAAAAGTGCTGATTTGTTGGAACGAGGAGAATATGGACCAGTTGAGGATTTGGTTAAAAAAGCTGTGCAGATTGGTCTACAAAAAGACTTGGGCACTGACTACTTTGCTGATCCAAGAACCAGACTGGAAGCAATCAAAGACAAAAACGGACAGATCAGCACAGGCTGGGCAGCATTGGACAAAAAACTGTTTGGTGGTTTCAACAGAGGCGAACTGAATATTTTTGCTGGTGGATCTGGTTCAGGTAAAAGTCTGTTCCTGGCCAATCTAGGAGTTAACTGGGCACTGGCAGGCCTAAATGTTCTGTATCTCACGTTTGAACTGTCAGAACAGTTGGTAAGCATGCGAGTTGACAGCATGGTTACAGATATACCCAGCAGAGACATTTTCAAAAGCATCGACGACGTTGAAATGCGAGTAAAAATGATTGGCAAAAAATCAGGTGCATTTCAAGTTAAGTACATGCCCACTGGCAAAACTGCCAATGACCTGCGCAGCTATATCAAAGAATACGAAATCAAAACCGGCAAAAAGCTGGATGTTATACTTGTGGATTATTTGGATCTAATGCATCCAATTGGTCAAAAAATTTCAGCAGAAAATCTGTTTATCAAAGACAAATATGTGTCAGAAGAATTGAGAAATCTAGCAATGGAACTGAACACTATTTTTGTCACTGCTTCGCAGTTGAACAGAAGCTCAGTTGAAGAAATTGAATTTGATCACAGTCATATATCCGGAGGTATCTCCAAAATCAACACAGCTGATAACCTGTTTGGTATCTTTACCAGCAGAGCAATGAGAGAACGCGGCAGGTATCAGTTGCAGCTGATGAAAACTCGTTCCAGTTCAGGTGTAAACAGCAAAATTGACTTGGAATTCGATGTGGACAGTTTGAGAATCACAGACATCGACGAAGACGACGAGGCCCAAGCTGAAAACAGCAACAGCACAGTTTATAACCAATTGCGTCGGCAGAACAGCAGTGATCAAACAGAAACAGACTTCACTGACACCACAGCACCCACAGCGGACACTGCGCCTGTGCGAGCTGAAGCAGACAGCACTGCGTTGAGAAGTTTTTTGAACAATCTGCGATGATCACAGCACTGGCACTGTTCGCACTGCCAACGCTGTTTGAGGATCATAGCTGTCATAGCTTACACTGTTCTGTTGATTGCCACCCAGTATGATCCACAGTGTTTGACCATCTCTGTTTGTGAAAGAACCTGCGAAAATCCCACGTGCCCTTGCCAGCCTGCACTGCCTCTGGGAAACACCACAACGTCGCCGATTCTGGGTTCTCCTGTTCTGGGTTCACCCCAGTGCAGAAAACTGCGAGCCAGCAGAGGATGTGGGTGTACACTGTCACTGCCAGCTATGCTGTGCTGTGCAAGCACACTGTTTACAAAAGCAGCACACCAAGCTGTGGTCACAGGATCCACTGAGATGAATTCTCTCAGCAATTGTCTGTGATGGTGTTCGTTTTTGCCCAGATATTGATCAGCAGTGTGCATCCATGGCACAGTGTGCTGAGATTTTGGTTCACTGAAAATCCCAGTGCCACAGCCACTGAGCAGCATAACAAAAAACAAATAACACAGACCAGCCCTCATGATTTCTATCCTTGCCCTGTGTGTATTTAGTGGAAAATTCACAGAGCCTCAAAAGCCACGAAGTGGCTTGCGCAGCAAGCCGCAAAGCGCAAAAATTCACAAGGTCAGCGTCACAGTGCACAAACAATATAAAAACAGAATTTTGTCTCAACCTGGTCGTACGGTACCGTATGAAGCGTCGTACGACCCCGTACGGACCCAGACACTGTTTTAGCTCATTTTAAACGAAATCGCGCTTGCACTGATCGTATGTACACTGTGTTTCTACTGGGGTATTCAGTGTGCGGTCCAAGATCTATCACAAAGCCTGTGCTGCTGTTCACAGAAATGTTGAGATCTCGCACAGTGTACACATGATGATCTTCAGCAGTGAGATCACTGAGATTGTCACTGAGCCAACCTTCACTGTCTCGCATGCGTATCAATCTGTCCTGTGTTCTGCCCAGTCTGCTGACATGCAAGTGTAATTGTGCAGCAAGCACAGTGGATGACAGATCAAAATCTCTGTACAGTATGGCCTGAGTCTCCACAGTGTTCAAACGTCCCTGTGACACTGCTACACTGACGCAGGGCTCCAGAGAAACTGTGGCAGTGTCTGTGTTGAGATTGTCAAACTGTATCCTGTCTGTTTCTGCATATTCTGCGATTCTGGGTCGCAGCCAAGGTGTCCACTGTGCCATGCAGTATTTAGCTGATCTGATCAAAGTGAAAATTTTCACAGAGGAAACAGTGCAGATGAGGATTCTTGCGTAGAGTGAAATTCAGTTTGCAGAGAAAAAATCTCGTGCGCAAAAAATTTAGGGGTATAAAGTTTACAGGACCCCAGGGGTGTTTTTGCTGGAAAAAAACTCCGCGCAAAAAAATTCGGGTGGAGTACTTACAGATTCACGGTGGTGATTTTTTCTCCCCGTGAAAAACGTTTGTCAACGGAAAAATTTTTTTATTTTTTTATTTTTATACGCCGGCCGGTGAAAAAAATCGTTTGTCAACGAAAAAATTTTTTATTTTTAGATTTTTATACGCCCCGAGAGAAATTTTTTACACTTTTCAGTTGTTACACTCGCAGGTTGTGCGCATAAAAAAGCACACTCCGACTCAGAGTATGTTCTTGTGTTATAGCTTAAACTGCTGTGCTGCGCAAGCACTGAATGCGCTTGCGCTGCTGTTTTTTAAGTATTTTGTTCCCATGTTCCCATGTGTGTTTGCAGTTTAAGTGCTGCGAGCTGTATGCGCGGGCACAGGCGCGGGTTAACAGTTGCTTTTGCGAGAGTGATGTAAAGCAGTTTACGCATAGTGTGCTCCTCTGTTGCTACACTGTTGTTTTAACAAAAACTGTGGTGCATTGCAAGCACTTTTTGCACTTGCAATGCAGTTGTGTTTGTGTTAAAGTATGCGCACGCTTTCCCACACGCGATGTCCCCCCATGCGCTTAACAAAGTAGTTAATTGCAGTGCGCTTGCTCTTAAACTTGCGCGCTACAGTTTCCCACTCGTTTGCGCTGTTAAGCACTTGCATAGTATACATATTGCTGCTCCTGCTGCTGTTGCTATACATGTGTTATAGCTTAAACTGCTGTAGTGTGCAAGTGTTTTTTTAGAAAAAAGCAAAAAAATCTGTGCAAGCTGTGCGTGTATATACAGCCGAGCCAATGCACTTTTAGCGTGTAACACTCGCAGGTTGTATTAAAACACACGCTGCAATTGCAGCGTGTGCTTTGTTTTATTGCAGCACTGCCTGGATCAGTTTGGTCAGTCTGCGTAAACTGTTCTGTGCTGTTCGATGCAGTCCTGCACCAGCTGTTCTGCGCGACTGTCCTTGCCGCCCACGTGCCAGTCATACCAGCCATCGGGCGTTGTTACTGTCTTCCAGTCGTATATCGTAACCAGCACACCGTTGATCAACAGTGTCCATTCTGTGTTGACTTTGCCGTCACCGCTGGCATCCGTGTAAGTGGGCTCGCCAAATACCTCAGTGAGCTCTGCCAGCGTTGTGTGCACATAACCCTGCAAGCTGGTGCCGCCTGGGTTGAGTTCTTCACTGTTTACGATGCTGTGCATGTTGTTTTCCTCTCTTGTGTTGCCCTATGTGTGTGTTATAGCAAACGCACAGAGCTGTGTCAACTGTTGTTTTTAGATTTTTGCAGGATCGCCGTATGCACCTGCATCACACTTGCTGCGATAATACTGTGCAGTGCGGCGTGTAAGCCCGCACACAATAGGCTGTGCCTCGCCCCAGAAGATGATTGAGCCTTTGCCTTTGACGTCTGCTTTGCGGAATACTGCATAGCTTTCCGCCGAGTCACCGTCATACTTCTTAACAGTAAACTTGCTTTTGTTCGTCGCCATCGTGTTGCCCTCTTGTGTGTGTTGCCCTACGCCGTTTTATAGCATAGGGCAACATCACGGTCAACCGTAATCTTTAAAATGTCCCAGCTGTTCGTTCTCTTCGTAGCCTGCCCAGTAAGCAGCAATCTCGTCTGCTGTCATGTCCTCCTGCTCGACACGCTCGCTCCGGCCAGTGCCGCCTTTGTAGTAGTGCGGACGAGGAAGACGCCCGTAGTAGCTGTCTGCTGAGCCGCGATCAAATGCTCCGCCGTGTCGTTGATCGTATGCCATAGCGTGTATCTCCTCTGCTGTGTTGTTGCCCTATATGTGTGTTATAGCATCTCACAAAACAGTGTGCAACCGAAAAATTAAACTGTTTTCGTTTGTGAGCACACAACCCACAGTTGTAACAACCCACAGTTGCAAGCCACAAAAAAACGCAACCTGAAGTTGCGTTTTTTCGTTGTGGTGTTTAGGTCCACTTCAGGCCATATGCTCTCAGCGCCGTCACGTTCTCCAGTTTGAAAGTGCGGATCACAACCTTGCGTTCAAGCCCGCCCTGTCCTGTGCTCTCACGTGCCTCCGGAAGCCCTTCAATCTCGCTTGCTTGCACGGGCTGCCCGTCCAGCATATACTGCACCTCGCCTGCCTTCAGGAAGATCACTTCCAGGTAGTGTTCGCCTTTGTGAGTAACGAACGGAGTGCCCTCAATGCGCTCGCCCCATGCGCGAGGGCTGAGTTGAAAGCTGTCTGCGTCCTTGCCTTCTGCCTCCAAGCGGCGCCGCACCATTTTGTCGTATGCGCTGCCGTTGGTGTTTGAAAAGCTCATTACCTGTGCGCCTGTCATCACCTTTGTGACGCGACCTTGCTGCGGATTCTTCTTGCCGCCTTTGAGCTTGACCGGTGTCGCCGTGTCCAAACCTACGAATGTGCCGCCTTCCAGTGCTGCGAACGCTCTCTGTGCAGTTTCCAGTTTCATTGCAATCATCCTTTTTGTGTTGCCTTATGCGTTGTTTATAGCAAACGCACAGGGCAGTGTCAATCCTATTTTTTGACTTTTTCGATGATCAGTTTGGGATCTCCGGGCAACTGTTGACGAATCATTGCCAATGCGTCCTCATGCCGGCTCACCACAGCCACAGTCTCGTCAGTCATATAGTCTTTGATTGCATACATGATTTACACTCCCCACAACACTCGCAGACTCTCAGCAGCAGCAAAACCATCGCCCAGTTCGTTCCAGGCATGCTCTGCATCTTCCAATGCCCGAGCACGAGCATCTACGATACGCTGATCCAGCAGCTCGTTGTGAGCGTCTTCGGCAACGCAGTCTGCGCTATACGTCAGTGCCTGGCAGATGTCGTCTTCGTCGCCGTTCCAACCAAACTCCAGCAGGTCCCGAAGCTGACGGTTTTCGACATGAGCAAAACGCATTTGTATCTCCTTTTTTGTTGTGTTCACTGTAGCGCATGCACGAAACAGTGTCAACCTGCTTGTGCATGCGCGTCAGTGGATTTTGTTACCAACTGGCTCGGTAGTAGAAGTCCCAGCCTTTGAGAGCATCCAGTGCTTCCTTTGTGAGGAATCCGTTCAGCCAACGCAGTGTGCGTTCCACATCGTCAAAGTAGTATTCGTCGTATGCCGTGCTGCCAAAGAAGAATCCGCTTTGCACAGGCAGCAGCTTTTCAGCTAGGGAGTGATCCTCTGATACCTGTTTGCAGATATCTCTGAGATCGTGCAGATCTTCTATGGACACAGATGACTCCTGGCATTCGTCGACGCCCTCTTGCACTGTATCCACAAACCAACGATGGATTGCGTTGGCCTTGCGCCAATACATGAACTCTGCGCTGACTTCGTTGATCCGTGCGCCAGCAGCTTCCGGAAACAGTCGTGCCACACCTGCGATTCGGTCCTGGTCTGCATCACCAAAGTCCCAAAGGTAACGCTTACCAGTGAAAAACATATCCAGTCCCATGTTGTGCTCCTCTCTTGTGTGTTGCCCTATGCGTTGTTTATAGCAAACGCACAGGGCTGAGTCAACCGTTTTTATGCGATTAAACGCTGTTCCCACTGTGCCCAATGATCAATGCGACCTGCGTTCAGCAGCTGATCAAGGTCGAAGTAGTAGTCAGGTTCGTCGTCGGGTGTGTCCAACACTCGTTTCCTTACGCCCCACGGAGCAGGCTCAATGATCTCTTCTCTCTCTGACAATGTCTCAAGTTGAGCATCAGTGAATATATCTTCCTTTGTCATCTGATCACAAACTGGCAGATATTGGCCATATGCGACAGTGATTAGAATACAACCCGTATCAGAACCGTCGTTGAACCAGTAAAGGTCCCAACCAGCATAGTCGCCCCAGGGTTCGTCGGTGTTGGCGTGACATTCTTCGATGAGGAACAGAATAACAGTGCCATCGTCAGGCTGTTCGTCTAGGTACTCTCGGGGTGAACCAGTGACTGCATACATCCGAAGTTTCCCTCTTGTGTGTTGCCCTATGCGTTGTTTATAGCAAACGCACAGGGCTGAGTCAACTCAAAAGTTGGGTTCGAGATCGCCAAAATGTTTCTGATTGCAGCTTGCTTGGAACCGTGTAATCTCAAGTATCTGCTCATCACTGTTCGATGGAAACAGTTGACGCTTCTCTGCAAGGATCTTCTGGAAGCTGTCTGACTCTTCGTCGTATGCAACCTCGCCCTGTGCCAATTTTGCAAGCATCGCTTCATCACGCTTGCGCGCCGCTGTATCAGGTTTCTGCTTTGCTGGTGCTGCTCGCCTGCCTGCAGGACGGTCTTCTGTAAGCCTTTTTGCCACGAGGAATTCAGTTGCCTGTTCCTTGGTCATTGCCGAGCCCAGTTCCCAGAACTCTATGTCAGTGTGTCCAGCTTTGACCAGCACAGTCTCACGATTGAGATCGTTGGTGAAGCGGAAACGAGTGCGACCTTTTTCGCAAGTGCTGCGGCCTGCGCGAGTGAAAGTCTTGTTGCTCATTGTGTTTCCCTCTGTTGTGTGTTGCCCTGTGCAGACAACTTAGCATCTGCACAGAGCAGTGTCAACTGATTTCTACGTTTTCAGTCCCAGACGCTGATTGAAAATTGAGTTGATTTTGCGAGCAACAAGATCTTTCACCCACTCCGGAGCAGGATCAGACTCCATAGCATCAAGCGCCTCGTAGAGTTGCATATCAGTGAGATTTTCGAGCCGCTTCAGCTCAGCGTCAAGAGCGGTCTGTGCCATTCTCTGTTTCCCTCTTGTGTGTTGCCCTGTGCAGACAACTTAGCATCTGCACAGAGCAGTGTCAATATGGAAAATATTCAATCTCAGCTTTGGTTTCAGGATCTCTCCATTCACTGAGAATACTATCTCGGTTCACTCCTATCTTGCGAAGTGTGAATTCATTCATATGAGCAATCACTTCAGTTGGGCACAGTTCTCCTTGTTCCGCCAACTCCGTGGGATTTTGCAAAGTGTAAAAACCCAAACGATAGGGTTTTCCATCCAACCATTTGCAAGTCGTTGATGCCGTCGAGCCGAGCTTGCTGCAAAAATTCAAAGCGATCCTGCTCAACCCACAGTTCAACTCCTTGGAATTTGACCATAACATATTCAGGTTTTTGAAGGAAAAAATTCATCCTGTTGCCCTCTGTGTTGCTGTGTGTTTACATTAGCACTGACGCGGACGAAGTTCAACCTCTAAATTCACTGCGTGTCGTGCTTCAGGCTTCAGCACATACTGGTCTCGTTTGCTGTATGCATACCGTATCAGTGACCGCTCGTCGTCGTTTAGATTATCTATCTTATCCAACATCTCCAGATCCACTGAGAGTTGACTTGCACGGTTTGCTACAATATCATCAGGGTCAACTTCTGCGACGTTGCGTAGAAGCTGTTTGATTTTTTGGATTTCAGATACTGTGAACATTCTGCTTCTTTTTTTTGTGCTGCGTATGCGTTTAACAGCGGGGCCTCATAGTGTGTGCAGCGCAGTTGCCTGCGCTGCACCTTGCTGCTTACCGAGCAAAGTTGATCACTGCCTGGCCTTTGGGAGTCAGCTTGGTGTTGTGCCGCGGGCGCCCACGCCCTTCCTGCTTCACAGCCACAAAGCCCACGTAACCAGCTTCAGCCAGCTGACGCTTGTGGTAGTAGCTGGGCTCAGCATAGCCTTCCATGCCTTTGATGCCTTTCAGTGCAGCCAGCAGCTTGTCCTTGCGATCGAAAATGCTGGGGGCGCCGCGCTTGGAGTTGGAGTTGGAGTTGGTCATTTTGTATTTTCCCTCTTGTGTGTGTTGCACTAGCTCTTTGCTAGCATGTTTAACTTAAACTGTTGTGCCTTCAGTGTCAACAGTTTTTTTCGACGTTCGATGATTTTTTTGTATCTCCTTTGTGTGTTTCTGTTTGTTCAAACTTTATAGCACAGCACTGAGCCGTGATCAACAAAAAAATTACCAAATGTCAAAAAAAGCCCTTGCTGCGAGGGAACACAGCAAGGGCCTAGTGTAGGAGCAGAGCGTGAGGGCAACGTTTGCTCCTAGTGCACAGTTGGTCGAGGGCGGACCAACCATGTGTTACAGCAGCACCTGAGGGCACAAGGGCTACTGTTGTGCAGCACAGGAGCAGTGCTCAACTGTGCTGATTCGCCGTGCTGTCCACGGTCTTTTTGTTATCTGCTCATCACAGTGTTTTCTGCAAACGCTTTCCAGTTCTGCGGGAACGCTTTTGCCAAGTCAGCAACTTTGAGAACAGTTCGAAGACTGAGTTCTCGCAGTCTGTGTTTGTGTTCGTCTACGAAATCAATGATTTCCATCTTGACATCCTGTGCTAAATCGTAATTATCCAGCATGCCGTCCTGAACAACTTGACGAATACGCAGCATCTTTTCTCGCTCTGTGTCAATGGTCAAGTCAATGTAGTGACAGCGCGATTCCAGTGCTTCCAGATGATCCTTCAACTTTTTGCTCTTGACACGATCAAACTTCAAGTTTGTGATAAAGATAGCCGAACCTTCAAAACGAAAGCTGTCAGGTACACCTTCATTGCGCAACTTGAAACTGTCTGTGTTCCAATGAATAGTGCGATGCTTTTTTGAGTCCAGTGCTGCTTTCATGATGTTGAGACTGAGTTCATCTGAAAACACAGAATCACAGTCGTCGAACACAATCACATTGTCTCGGTCTGCATACTTGTAGAGTTTGACATACAAGCCGATTGCGCTCATTGCACCTTTCACGACTTCGTATTTCTTGGCGCCGCCCAGCGTCTCAACCATCTGATAACGATCCAGCACTTCCTCTACACCGTGGCTCTTGCCAACACCTGGAGGACCTGATACGATCATTGCTCGAACATCGCCCTTCTTCACAGCTTTGGTCATTTCGTTGAGCATGCCAAAGCGAGTTCTCAGTCGTTCTACAATCTCGTCATCAGTCTCTTCGATCACTGGTTCCTTAACAGCAACAGCGGGGCCTTCAGTGACTTCGTAATCATCCTCACTGTCACAGAGGATCTTGATGTTGTGATCAGGAAAGCCAGGATGTGAACTGCCGTTTACAGTAACATAGCCACCGCGCTTGCCTGTTTTGAACCCTTCGACCAGCTCAAAGCTCATGCCGTTTACGTCGGTAGGAACTCCGCGCAGTTTGTAGCGTCCGTTGATGATAGTGATTGTGCTCATGCATTTCCCTCTTTGTGTTCAATCAGTATACTGTGATTGTTCTCTGTTGTCAACCAAACAACAGTGCCAAAATAACGCCAAAGCCAATGATATACCCAACGAACCCGATCACTTCGAACATGATGTGATCGCCCACTGAGGAACTGTGTGTGCAATGCGAGCAGTGCGATGCAAACATTGGCTTTTCCTTGTGACACTTTGGACAGTATGCCATGATGTTCTCCTTGTGTTGTCCATTGCAGTATAGCAGCAATTCTTGTGTATGTCAACTCGCATAGCAGGAGGATCGTCAGCAAAGCGCGAGACCAACACTCTCAATGCGAGATCAACTCCTGCTAACTGGCGCTCCCGGAAGGACTCGAACCCTCAACCTAGGCATTAGAAGTGCCTTGCTCTTTCCAGTTGAGCTACAGAAGCGTATATGGTGCGGGCGGTGGGACTCGAACCCACAATCCATTAAGGCGACAGATTTTAAGTCTGTTGAGTATACCAATTCCTCCACGCCCGCGTCTTTCTCTGTCTACTTGTTTAATTTAGCGTCGTTCTGTTTCTTTGTCAAGTTCTTTTGACGGATTGCTTCTGCTATCTTACGCTTGTGCTCTAACCAATTGAGCTAATCCCCCGTTTGTCCTTTTCTGATGTGTCTACCAATTCCACCACGCAGGCTCTGTGCCTATTTACTTGTTCTCCTTGTAAACAGGCTTTGGTTTCGGTTTGATGTTTGCCTGTGCTTGATCAATCATGTCGTTGAGCATAGATACTTGTTCTTTGACAATCATAAGCTCGCACTGTTGAACAGTGATCATTTTGGTTGGCTTTACTGGAGTCTTGTCAGCAAAAGCTGGAAAAGCCAACATTGCCATAACACCAGCAGTGAGAATGATTTGATTTTGCATTGTATATCCTCTTCTACTCGCACAGTGTATGACAGGGCCGAAGCCCTGTCAACTGTTTTGTTTTATGCTGCGTCGACCACAGCAAGCATTGCAGCCGGCACGTTCCAAGTGGTGAAGCCTTCACGCACCTTCACGTTCTTGCGATTCACTTTGACAACTTCACCGGTGATCACACGCCCGCGAGCAGTGAATTCAACAGTGTCGCCAACGTTAACCGAACGGATGTTCTGCATGGAGATGAACTGTCGCTGAAGCTTCACAGCGTCAATGATCTGCGCCAGTTCGTCGTTGTTGTTGCAGTTGCGAATTGCAGTGATTGCAGTTTGAACACTCATTGTGTATTCCCTCTTTGTGTGTTGCTCTATGTGTTAGTTATAGCACCGGATTTAGAACTCGTCAATGAGATATTCTTCCTCAGGCTCATAAACCACACAGCCGTCAGCGTCATAGACTTCTACATCTCGTGAGCCTGAGTCAAACTCTTCGTCTGCTCGAGCACAGGCCGCTTCCAGTGTGCGGCACTCAGCGATCAGTGCTTCGTTGGCATAGCCTCGTGCGAAATAGACGTAATACATCATTCCATCTCCTCTAGTTGCTCGTAATGGGCTTCAAGCTCGCGCACCATTTGGTTGTGGGTTGGCGTGTTAAGGTGCACCAACCCCACATACATCGAATCGTTGAATCCAACTTCAGTGATATACACGTCTTTGAGGCCAAGGTCTATGTCCAGGAAGTTCTGTAGATAACGGAACTCGTGATAGTCATCCGCAGTGATCACACGCGGCAGATCCAGCGTGACCTGTGCATCAGTCTTGATGTTGTCAGGATCGATCATCGTCATTCTCCTTTAGTCGCACATTCCCATGAAAGCAGCAGCACCAGCGCCGTTGCCCAACAGCAGAGCCCGCGCCCCACATTCTTTGAAAGTAAATACAGCCATGCTCACAGCAAGCACAAACCATACAGCTATTACAAAGTATACCCAGCGTGGAAACATGTCAATCCTCCAGTTTGCGAGTAGTGCCATAAGCCACAGTCAAAACAGCATTGGCTAGACAGATAGCCCAAAACTCCCAACCACCGCCTGGGAACGCTTGTCCTGCTGTGTAGCCAACAAGTCCGCCTTGGACGATTATAATAATGTTATTCATATCACACCCCCCGTCCGTAGTAATGTTTCTCAATCAGTGACCGTGCAGCATCGTAGTCGTCTTGGATCTTTGAGCTAACAAAGTAAAAGCGACGCGAGCCGTTGCCTCCAGGACCAACTCCAGCGTTCTCTCCGTCGCCGAATACTGCGGCGTTGTCGAGATAACGGAAGCCGCGATAGTTGCCAGTGTCAAACAGCACGCCTTCGACGAAGGTGCACATCACCTCCCGCTCCTCTGCGGTTGAGTTCTCCGAAGCGAGGAAATAGTTTACGCGGTGCAGCAGTGTGCCAACTTCTACAGTCTTGCGCTTAGTCTTAGCCATTTGCAAACCCTCTTGCTGTGTTGCCCTACCCTTATACTATAGCACAAGGGTAGAGCAGTGTCAACCAGTTTTTACCAGTGATGACTGCTGCCTAGATCACAGTAGTCCGCAGTGTAGGGGCTCCACTCCTCGTCCTCGTCCTCGTCCTCTTCATCCTCTTCTTCCCACATAAAGAACTCTTCGTTGTGTGCCATGTCAGCAACTTCGTCTTCGCTCATGTAGCCCAGCGCAGCTTGTGCAACCTGCTCCCAAGTCAGCAAGCCTTCATCAACAGCGTCGTAAATCCGGATTGTCATTTGACGTGCATTAGCCATTGTGTAGTTCCTTTGTATGTGTTGCCCTATACGCTTACAATAGCAAACGCATAGGACAGTGTCAACATCAAACTTCAGTGTTGACGTCAATCAGTTCCATGTTCTTGATTTGATCCTCATATGTGAAGTCATAGTCCATCTCGGCAATTACTTCGCTGACGTCTGCGTCTTCCTCCAAATACAGTGCAACAGTAACGTGAATCATCCGGGCCATATCAGTCTCCTATGTCGTTGTGTGTGTCTGTGTTGTAGCATATGACGGGCAGCGTGTCGACTCCATTGTCGACACGCTGCCCGGAAGGATCAGTAATAGTATTCGTCCTCTTCTTCCTCTTGGTCCTCTGCCAGCTGCTCGTCCTCACAGTAGTGGCACAGGCTGCTATACAGCCCGCCTCCGTCTACTTCGTCGCCGCACTCTTCGCAGAAGTTCTGCTCCGGCTCTTCGTATTCGAACATGTCTTCCGTGTTCTCAGCATTGACGAGCTCCGGCCGCTCCAGGATGTGCTCCACAGTGCTGTCAATCATGCGCTCTACAGCAACCTGCAAGCTGTCGCCTTCGTAGCGCCCGTCATACAGCAAGCCTCGTGTGTATTCGTAGATGGTGCCGTGTGTCTCAGCGTCAATGACACCTTTATGGAGCAGGAAGTTCACAGCGCCACTGGTGTTGTTGCCCATGCCGTTGTTATACAGGTCGTGAGCAAGGCGTGTTGCTGAGCGCAGCATCTCGCCAGCTACAGTGTCGCAGTTGCCCATCAGCGGAATGAGCTCATCGCACATCCGATCAAAGTCTGCTTGGTAAGCGCCCTGCTTGTTCCAGTAAGTGTTCTGCATAGCGTGTATCCCTCTCTGCTATGTGTTGCCCTATGTGTAAGTTATAGCAAACACATAGGGCAG